AATGTAAACATTGTGGAAATGGATGCGTAAAAGATAACGATAGATTTTATTATTCGAAATATAAGACATGTCATCATTGTGCTATATTACATGAGGAGAGATAAAATGCCTGAAAAAAAACTAACTGCACCGGAAATTATGTCTGCGATAGCCACCGCAGTTTACCAAACAGCAGATTCCACAGATTCTAAAAAAGTTAACACTTACGATGATGATCATGAAATGCCTTATTGGGTTAGTTATGAAGATCCTGTAAGTGCAGTTAAATGCAAATTTAGAGATAACAAATTGCTTATCATGTTCACTGTTGAACTTATAAATGCTCTAAAATTGACAAATCATTACTCCAATAAAGTAGACGCCAAATTAGAAGATATAGTTTCCCAAATAAAAACTAAGTATAAAGAAATAACTGGTAAAACTTTAGGCTTAACTAAATTTGGAGATACTTTTGAACAATCCACTGTTATTTCAAATAGACAACAAACTAAAACATATTTTTGTGTATATGAGATAGCGGGTATAGAATCTGTGGAGAAACAGAATGCTAAGGAAGTGAAAGAACTATTACAAAATGCTTTAGATAAAGCAGAAAAGGTAACAGGGCTTAGCGTTCGATCTAAATAATAATGCTATCAACTTTAAAAAACAAAGTAACTCCCGCTAAAACAATTTCTAAAACAGACCAAGCTTCCGAAATTAGAAGATGTAGTAAAGATCCAGCCCATTTTGCTAAAAATTATATCTATATTAAGCATAAAAGTGGAAAGGCTATAAAATTTAAACTGTGGGATTTTCAAGAAGAAGCTTTACACGCCTTTAGAGATAACAGTAAAAATATTATTCTGAAAAGCCGTCAAATGGGTATTACCGAATTGATGGCCATGTATATTTTATGGTTAACGCTTTTTAGCAGTGACAAAAACGTCATAGTTGTGTCTAAAAATGCTAGACAGGCAGCCCAAATCGTTAAGCGTATAAAATACGCATATAAAAAACTTCCAGTCTGGCTTAAAGTCGCAAAGATGGTGTCAGACAACGTTCACACAATAGAGTTCAGTAATGACTCTATTATATTCGCAGATGCAACTACTCCAGACGCAGGACGTGGTGAAGCATGTTCTTTATTCGTGGTTGACGAAGCAGCCTTCATTCCTGTATTTGAAGAAATGTGGGGATCAGTAGAACCTACTATCAACAATGGTGGAGCTTGTATAATTGCATCTACACCTAACGGTGGAGCTGGAGAATTCTACAATCTTTATACTAATGCGCCTAAAAATGGATTAAATCCAATTAAAATTGAATGGGATATGCATCCTGATAGAGATGAAGAGTGGTATGAAGAAACTAAACGCTCTATGTCTCCTAAAAAATTCGCACAAGAATATTTATGTTCTTTCCTATTGTCAGGAGATACAGTTGTTGATGGTGAAGATATTTTAAGACATGAAAAATGCATAAAAGATCCAATAGAAGAAATGGGGCCTGAACGTGCTGTCTGGAAATGGGTAGAATACAACCCTTCTCATAGATATTTAGTATCATGCGATACGGCCAGAGGAGACGGCGAAGACTTTTCAGCATTTGTTGTAATTGATGCAGATACTTTAGAGATAGCATGTGAATATAAAGGGAAAATAAAAGTAAATAAATTTGCTGAGCTAATTTCGTATTGTGGATACGATTATGGCACATGTTTAGTTGTAGTAGAAAATAATACATACGGACTAGCTGTTTTAACAAAACTTATAGAACTTAAATATCCTATGATATATGGAGAAGAGAAAGGTGGAAAAATCCATTTTGATGGATATGTGGATTGGGATCTGGACGATGTTGTACCAGGATTTAGAACTGACTTAGCTTCTAGAGTTCTAAGTATAGATAAGTTAGAAGAATCTTTCAGATTAGACAGAGTTATAACTTATTCTAAAAGATGTATTGAAGAGCTTAGAAACTTTATTTACGAAAATGGTAAACCTCAAGCTAGAAAAGGGACAAATGATGATATTGTCATTTCTCTAGCGATTGGACTATTCGTATGCTCCGTTGTATTTGGATCTAAAGATTCTGATCTAGATATGACTAGGAGATTATTAGAAAATATACGAAAAATAGATTATTCTATCAATTATAAAACTTCCCAAGAAAAGGGATTTAATTCTGAGGATAATATTTATAGACAACATCCTTCTGATCCTTATTGTGGTATCTATAGAGATCAAACAATTGATTTTAGATGGGTTTTAGGGAACAGAAAAGCTCCTGAGAAAGTAGAAAATAAAGGAGTAGACTTTTTAGGAACATTGAGGTAACTTATGCCAAACGATAAAGCAGAATATTTTGCAAAAATAAGGGAAGCTAAAAAAGAAAAAGCTAAAACAGTTTATAATCCATCTAACGTATTATATAACAAATTAACTAAGTTCTTCTCTGGACCTGTTGTAAAATTTAAAACTCCAGACATTGCTAATACAAATAAAATAAATCTTTCTAAACATGATTGGAAAGATTCATTTCATACACCATTTAAGCGAACAGAAGAATATTTTCTTATAAATGAAGCGCAAATTGAGCAAAATCAAGAAACAGCAAGAATGGAAAGATATGTTGATCTTGAAAATATGGAATTATCTCCTCCTGAGATTAAAGTTGCGTTAGATATATATGCGGATGAAATAACTTGTTATACAGAATTTTCTCCTATATTAAAAATTATTTGTCCTAAAGATGAAATACGAGAAATATTACGTTCATTATTTTATGATACTTTGAATGTGCCTATGAATCTCTTTAGATGGGTTCGTGCAATGTGTTCAAAAGGTGATTTCTTTTTATTTTTAGATATAGATCCAAAATTAGGAGTAGTTGGAACTAAAGCATTACCCACTATGGCTATTCAAAGATTAGAAGGCGAAGATCCTACTAATCCAAACTATATTCAATTTCAATGGAATGATAAAGGAATAACATTTGAAAATGTTGAAATAGCTCACTTTAGAATATTAGGAAATGATAAATATTATCCATATGGTACAAGTATCTTAGATGCTTCTAGAAAAATTACCAAACAACTAAATTTAATGATCGAACATATGATGACATATCGTATAGTAAGATCGTCTGAAAAAAGAGCTTTTTATTATGATATTGGTGGTATGCCAAGCACAGAGCAAGAGACTTATTTAGAAAAAGCTATTAGTAAAACAAAAAGACAATCTGTTATCAATGCAGATAATGGTCAATTAGACCTAAGATATAATGTAGTAGGAGTTGAAGAAGATTATCATATCCCTACACGAAAAGGTTCTGAAACTAGAATCGAGCCACTTCCGGGTGGACAATTTGTGGGAGACATAGAAGACGTTGAATTCCTAAGAGATCAATTGTTTACATCTCTAAAAATTCCTGGCTCATATCTGACTAATAAAAACGCAGATGGAGAACAGAATTCATTAGCACAGAAGAGTATGCTTTTCGCAAAAGAGATAACAAGAATTCAGCATTCTGTTGTTGCCGAGTTGCGTAAGATAGCAATGGTGCATCTTATAACATTAGGATATACAGGTAAAGATATTTTATCTTTTGATATTAGATTAAATAATCCTTCTAAACTTGCGGAAATGCAAGAATTTGAACATCTTAAATTAAAATCTGAAGCGGCTTCCCTATTGTCAGATCATAATTTAAGTAAGAGATGGATTCAATCTAATATATTTGGTTTTTCTCCTGATGAGATTAAGCAAAATGTTTACGAAATTCTGGGTGATGCTAAATTCCAAGCAATTCTCTCTAATATAGAGAATGCAGTTGCAGGTGGAGGAGTTCCAGGGATGGATGGAGGAGGCGGTGCAGGTGGTGCATTAGGTGGACCATCCCCAGATGGATCTATTCCTGGATTAGACCAAATGGCTGGAGGAGAAGGTGAGCCACAAGCTAACCCTGAAGATGAATTTGTACAATTAGGAGGAGAAGGTGGAGGAATGATGCCACCGGGGGAACAAGGACGAAGAAGTGATGGTGAATCCAGATTCCTAACTCCTAAATCTCTACGTTCTTATCAAACAGCTAATTCTAGAGGAAATGCGCATAGTAAAACAACCTCAGATGGAAGAAACCAAAGATTCAATCAAATGAATGCAACAACAGGAAGAAATGTTGTTAGAAGCAATCATAAAGCTATTGCACATGGTTATGATCATTTGATTGCAGGAATTTTCCCTTCTTTACATAATGAAAATAATGTATTAAATGACGAACAACTTCTTACTGAAGAAAATTTGATAACAAATATAGAGCATTCCATGGTGGAATCTATCAATCTTCTATCTAGTATAGATGAAGATCGTAAAGAGCGAAAGCAACTTATTAACAAAAGTTTAGCTAATTACAAACAAGATGAAGTCGTGAATAAAATAGTTACAGATAGAAAACAAAGAATAGATGAATATATAAAAACCATTCATTTTACAGGGAGAACATCATGACCATGAGTCATAATAAAAAAAGAAATACTGCTTTTTTGTTTGAAGTTTTGCTTAAAGAGCAAACAAAAGCTATTCTCGAAAAGAAAGATGCTAAAGCAAAATATATTGAAAAAGTTATAAAAGAGTATTTCGCGATAGATTCTATTCTTTATAAAGAATTGGAACTATATAACTCTTTATTAGAATACAGAGATAGAAACGGTGAAGATGTTGATAAAATCATTTTATTAACTAAAACTGAAAGAGCTACTCTTAACGATAAAGAAATTTATGAATCTCAAAGTAAATTAATATCTATAATCAATAAAAAATTGGGACCTGATGTTTTCTACAATTTTGTTCCAAACTATAAAGAATTAGCTACTATTAATATTTTATTTTCCAAGCAAACTCCTTTCAATATTAAAGTTAAAATGGAAGAAAGTTTAAAAAATCATTTACAAACTGCTTTACCTAAAGAAGAATATATAGAAGAAAAAGTAGATTCTCTAATATTCAAGAAATGTGTTGAAAACTTCAATGGGAAATATGAATCTTTATTAGACGAGCAAAAAGAGTTATTATCTAAATATTTACTGTCTAAGTTCGGAGATACTATTGATTTCCCTATATATTTGAATGCAGAATGTAAAAGATTATCCAATTCTATAGAAAAAACTAAAGAAAAAGTTAAAGAAGATAAAACTTTATATGAAAATATAAAGTTAGCTTTATCTAATCTAAAATCTTCTTCTGTAAAATATAACGATGATTTATTCATATATTCTATACTGAAGCATCAACAGTTAGCAAGAGAACTTGAAAATGGCGAATAAAGCAATAACTATAAAATTTAGACAGATATCTAAAACGTTAGATGGGAACTTGTTGATCGGAGATCATGAACAAGTTTATTTTGTTTTATCTCCTGAAAAAAGAAAAATTACTCTTATATCTAAACAAGATTTAAAAGATGATTTTTTCATGGTACAAAAACGCTTTTTAGAATTTGCTTTAAAATATGGAATGTTAGTAATGGGATCAGAATCCACAGGATATTTACCTGGGATGTTTGAATTTAGTTATCCAGAAAGTGACAAGCATGATTCAGTTAAAGTTATGTTACGTTTAATATCGATGTTTATTACTGGTGAAAAAGCTATCTATGACAGAATAAATGCACATGAAGAAGAGATGGAAAAACGTTTATTAGATCCTGATGAAGAAAATTCTACAGAATTAGGAGAAGTTCCTCATGAAGATAAAAAAGGTGTAAAAATAAACAATCCTTATCTTAGTTATATGACCTCATGGTTCGGGTGGTACGTCTAATGAATGAAATAACTCTAAATAAAAATGATTTACTTGATATAATCAAAGAAGAAATAGTACGTTTTTCTGAAAAGAAAGAACACAACGAAATTGTCAATAACTTTGCAAATAAATTTTCAACTGTATTTGTAGAAGCTTTAGAACTAAAAGACACAGATTCTAAGGACAAAATTTTTACAGAAGCTGTAAATTTTGTGAAAAAATACAAAAAAGAAATAATCGCCTCTACAGTTGACCCTACCTTTTTAAAGTTACGTGAACAATATCAAATTGTAACTAAAAATAAAAACAGAAATATTCTAGGATTAGTTGAAACTAAATTGTCTTCATTAAATGAATCAAAATCTCCTTCTAAAAATATTATATTAGAAGGAGATTTATTTTTCGGATTAGAAGATAATGTTTTACGCTTAGGTGAATATAAAGGTAAAGAAGTTGTTATAAATGTTCCATTTTTAGGAAATGAAAAGAAATACAAGATATATATTGAAAATAAAGGAAAAATAGAGAAAGTAGAATTTGGGGAATCTAATATGTCTATAAAAAAATCGAACCCAAATTTGAATGAGCAATCTGTATGGATTTGTAAAAATTGGACAGAAGGTACTGATAAATGAGTTTAAAATCAGAACGTCTATTATTAAAAGAATTTTATGATTTAGATGACAAATGGCTTAAAGAAAATAAGTCAAGTTCTGGTACTATTTTTTTAACAGGTATAATTCAAAGAGCTGATAAGAAAAATCAAAATGGAAGAATTTATCCAAGAAAAGTTTTAGAAGCTGCCTTTGAGGCATACAAAAAAAAGATAAAGGATAATAGATCTGCTGGAGAAGCAAATCATCCATCTAATAGCGTAGATATAGATCTATTGAAAATTTCCCATATCATAAAAGATATATGGTGGGAAGGAGACGATCTTTACGGACGTTTACAAATAACTTCTAATACTGTAGGTAAAGATATACAAGCATTAATCAATGACGGTTTAATGTTAGGCATATCTTCTAGAGGATATGGCTCTGTTTCTAAAAAAGATGGAGATATTATAGTAAATGAAGATTTCGAATTAGTTTGCTTTGACTTAGTACATGATCCTTCGACAACAGGAGCATTTGTTCTAAAAGAAGGTGTATATGTCAAGGTACAAGAAACTGATTTGTTCACAGAGAAAAAACTTATTATACCCGAACAAAAAAAATTACATACACTTGTTGAACAAATTCTACAAATAAAGAAGGTGTAAAATGGCTGGATTAACTAGAAAAGATATTAAAGATATAATGAAAGAAGCTGTAAAAGAAGCATTAACAGACAACACACTTCTTAAAGAGATGATTGCTGAATGTATAAAAACTTCGGTAGTTACAATACTTAAAGAAATAAATATACAAGATACTCAAATAACAGAGAGTAGAGATGTTAGACCTTCACAATCTTTGTTTCAAGAAAAACCGTTGATTACTTCTGCGTCTAAAACAAATGTAGGTAAAAAACCTGTACAACAAAGACCTCCAAGTGAGCCAGCTTTTTCACCAGAAGCAATGAGAGCTATGTTTGAAAATGAATTTGGAGTGGGAACACCTTCGGCAGCACCACACAGTAATCCAGCTAAAATAAACATTCAGGATATGAATGATACAGAAGAAGATGATCCTCGTGTCTTAAGGGCATTAGGAATAAGATAAGGAGTTAAAATGAAACCGTTAAATTTTGAAGTAGTAGAAAAGCCAGGAGAATCAACTGATAAGTTGATCAAGAAATTTTTGAAGAAAACATCTAGAAATAAGATTGTACAAACCTGTTTAGATAAGATGTATTTTCAAAGTGATTCAAGTAAAGGACGTAATAAACGCTCTAGAAAGAAGTATATAAAGCAAAAAATCCAAGAGAATCATGAAAAAGCTATAAACTCTGAAAAATGAGAAAAATACTAACTATTTACGTGTGACTATACAGGAAGATATAAAATATGCCACAATCAGATGATATATTACAACAAGCTATTTTAGATGTAAACAAGATTAAAAATGTTAGTCTTAAAGTGGCTAAAGAAAAATTACAGCAACAATACTCCAATGATTTACGTAAAAAATATATCAAAGAGATGACTGATAATTTTGGTGATAATGATGATATAACATTATTCGAGGATATCAATGATATCTTGGGGGAAGACGATCCAAACGCTTCACCCGAGGGTGATACTCCCGGCGCAATTCCTGGTCAACCTAAACCTGGGGAACCTACACCCGGAGTAGGTGCTCCTGAAACTGGATTAACTCCATCACCAGAAGGTGAAAATGGATTACCTCCACAAGCAGGTGCAGTTGATTCTCCCGTTTTACAATCAGATATTCCAGTTGCTGGAGTAGATGATACGTCTAATGGATCTGTAATAGTTCTTAATTTAGGGGATGGAGAATCTCCATTCGATCTAGATGCGAACGAAGCTGATCTTAAAGCACAGACTTCTGAATTATTGGCGGGACAACAAGGTGTTCCTCCTCAAGATCCAACCGCAGCACTTCCGGGTTCTAATCCTGTTGATGCTACGGGCGGAATGTTGCCTCCAGAAGAACAAGGAAGACGTTCTGGAGAAGATCCTATTTTTGCAGGAATCTTTGATGAAGAAGATCCATATTTGCAAGAACCAGGACTTAGAGCTGAAGGCTCTTTAAAAATTTCTGATGAAATTTTACTAGAATATATACAAAAATCATTGAATAATGAAGATAATTTCAAAACTCTATATTCGACTATAGAGAAATTACAAACAGATGTCGATAATTTGTCTAAACAACTGAATAAATCTAATTCGGATTTGACAAATCTAAAAGAACAAAACATTCGCTTAATGTATAAAAATCAAGCACTTAATGATGACTCTCTGAGTGAGCCACAAAAACAAAGTATTGTCAAGGCACTAGATAAAGCTAAGACTCTAAGTGAAGCTAAAGCTGTTTATGAAACAGTTGCAACTTCGACCTCAAAACCAAACAAAAAAGCTACAGACGTTAATACTCTTTTAGCAGATAATGCAACTCGTAAATTTCTGAATGAAGATAAACAATCTCCAACAGAAGAAAAACCAGAATTAACATCTATAACTAAAAAATTGTTTGAGAAATGGGGAATTTGAGCAAATAAAGACTATTTAGTGGTATAACTCACTAGGAGAAAAATAAAATGGATGATTTTCTAAAAGTAATAATGGATAGCGATGTTATCGAATCCAGATTAGATAAAGACAATAAGCTTGTTGAAAAATGGGGCAAGTATGGTTTCCTTAAGGGGATCACTGACGACAACAAGAAAAGAACTATAGCTCGTTTGTTTGAGAACCAAAAGAATCAAATGAAGAGACAAATTGTGCTAGAGCAAACCTCTATGGCAGGAGGTGATGTTCAAGGGTTTGCAGCGGTTTCTATGCCGATTATTCGAAGAGTCTTCGGTAACTTAATCGGAGCTTCTGAAGTTGTATCTGTACAATCTCTTGATCAGCCTGTTGGTCTTATATTCGTATTAGACTTCACTGCTGGAACAAATAAAGGTGGAATGGGTCTTGCTCAAAACGCTTCTATTTATGGTCAAGGTAGAGTTGGTGCACAGATTCTGAGCGGAGCTGATTTATCAGGTATCAACGCAGAAACTGGTTTCACTGCTCTTAACCAAGGTTATACACAACCTTCTGGATCTGTTACCATGGTTGCTGCAACTACTTTCGGGTCGTTCTTAGCATCTGGTACAGTTGGTGGAATTGATAATACTTTAGATAGATGGGTAAGATTTGATCAAGATTTATCTGGATCTTTCGTTGCCGTGTTGACTGCTTCTAAAGGATTGTTCCCACAATTGTTAGAAAAATCTTATATGGCGATTGCTGACTCTTCTACAACTTCTGGAACTTTGGTTAAGAGATTAATCCAAGAATACGCTCCAGATCCTACAAAAGTTGTATTGATTTACTCTGGTGCATCTCTTGGTGCTCTGAATGAATTAACAAATACAGCTAACCTTCGTACATACAAATATCCTATCTATGACAACTTTGCATCTGTAAACGGTGTATATTCTGCCATACAAGGTACAACTCCTTGGGGATTTGAATGGGACGGTTCTGCTGGACAAAACGGTGAAATTCCTGAAATCGACTTGAAAGTTGAAGCATTCAATATTCAAACTAACACTAGAATGTTGAGAGCAAAATGGACAGCGCAGGTTTCACAAGACTTAGCGGCATGGCAAAATATGGATGCAGAAGTGGAATTGACTTCTGTTCTTTCAGAACAAGTTGCAATGGAAATTGACATGGAGGTTCTAAAGGACCTTGTTGAAGGTGGAAAAGCAACTGTTAGATACTGGTCACGTAGACCTGGACGTTTCGTTACTCGTACAACGGGTGAAGTTATTCCTGCTGCGCAAACTGGTGACTTTACAGGTAACGTTGCAGAATGGTATCAGACCTTATTGGAAACAATAAACGATATCTCTGCACAGATTGCACGTAAGGTTCTAAGAGGTGGTGCAACTTTCCTTGTAACTTCTCCAGAAGTTCAATCGATTCTTGAATCTACAAATCAATGGTATGCTACAACTACGGTTGGAGAATCTGAGAAAGGTGGTCAAGCTGGATTGAAGAAAGAAGGTTCTGTTTCGAAGAAATGGGATGTTATGGTTAGCCCTTACTTCCTAAGAAACGTTATATTAGTTGGACGTAAAGGTTCTTCTAATCTAGAAACAGGATATGTATACGCTCCTTATGTTCCTCTTATCACTTCTCCTACAATTCCTAATCCAGATAACCTGTTTGTGTACAACAAGGGTGTTATGACAAGATATGGAAAGAAAATGATTAGACCAGATATGTACGCCTTGTGCATCATATTGAATCTTGAAGGCTAATTTTTTACCCTAGAAATAGGGGCAAAATAAACCGACCGTAAATGGTCGGTTTTTTGTTTTAATCATATTTTTATCTTTTCCAAACACTAATTACTGTGTATTTAGGGAGAACTATCACAATGGGTATATCAAAGCGTGCATTTGCGGAGTTAACAGCTAAAGCTGTTTCCAATTCTTTTGTTTCACAATCATTTTCTAGCTCGTTTCATCAAAACGTCAACTCTGTCAGATTGAACTTAACAGGTGTATATAATACATTTGTATTGACCCCATCTGGATCAGGTCGTGCGAAAGTTGTAGGTATCCAAGCACATCCCAATGATAGCGCAAACGCATACTCTATGAGTTATGGTGTGTTCTCAGTAGGTGTCCCTGGTGGTGCAATGTTACAAGGAAACGCAGGATATTTCACTGGTGTTATAACTGGTGGAACAACTCGTACAGCATCTCTAAATACAGATGCTTCTAAACTTGTAATTGCTCCGGGTAGCTTATGCTATCTATCTTCTACAAACCATACTGGCGCAATGGCAGTAGAAATTTTCTATAAGACAGAAGTTATATAAATCTACAGTAAATGATTGAATAAAAGGAACAGATGAGAATCTGTTCCTTTTTATTTTAAGTTTTAGCTATTTATGACGAGGAATTACCATGGAAAATAAACAATTATTGGCCGAAAAGAAATTTCTATTGAATTGTGGATATTCAATGGACGAAGTTGCATCATTAGTAGAAGGATTTGGAGTTACCGATGCTTTGCCAGAAGGACCAGAAGGTCACCCCTCTCAATTAAATCCAAATGAAGGTGCAACACAAGCTGCAAAAGATCGTGCTTCTGCACAATTTACTCAATTATTATCTATACTAAACAATCTATGGAGAGGGAAAATTCCTCCTCAAATTAGAGAAATAAGTACAGAAATTGCTAGATATTTTACAACTAATTGAGGATAAAATACAATGTCTACAGTATATCTCGATCCAACAAGTCAATTGTCTAGTAAAAAGTTACCACCAACTGGAACTTATACCAATGTGTTAACCATGTTACCAGATTTGGTATATACATCTAGTGCATTCATAACAGGTGCAGTAAATGCTGTTGCTTTAGCATATGATTTTTATGCAGGTAACATTTTAGATATAGAACTTGAGGAGAGAAACTGCTATAGATATTATCAAATGGCTGTATTAAAATACTCATATTTACTTAATACCCATCATGCAAAAAATATATTGTATGAAATGTTAGGTTTTCAAACTGCAACTTTTAATGCAAATGGTACAATATCTGTTGGTCAAGATCTTTCTCTTAAAAATCCCAATTTTTCACTTGCTTATGCAAGAAATATGGGAGCAGCTTTTGGAGGAGAAATAGGCGTAGGAGGATATATACCAACCTATTCAGCTTCTTTTCAAGCTGTAAATGAACAACAAGATTATGATTTACAAGAGTTGATAGGAAATTCAGCAGAGTTTAGCGGAATTGTACAAGGAAAACGACTTATAGTTAAAGAAGTTTTCTTTAAAACTCCTTATACTGGTTGGACATTTTTTGGAGGCATGGGAAGTTATGGATCTGTTGCAGGATACAGTTCTTACAATGGATATGCAAATAGATCAACTTTTCAAGTTACCCCTGTTTGGGAAGATAAATTACGTTTAGCTAACTTTGAAGATGCTATAACAACTAGAACATCTAACTTTTCTTACGAATTGATTAACAATAAATTGCGTTTATATCCAATACCTAGAGCCCATGCATACGGTGCGCCATCTAAATATTGGATTAGATTTTCAATTGATGATAGTCCTTTATCAGCTTCTAATGGTATAACAACTTCCTCTATAGAAGGTATAAATAACTTGAACACGCTACCGCTAGGTAATTTACCTGTAGAGAATATCAATGGTCCAGGTCATCAGTGGATCAAAGAATACTTCCTTGCATTATGTGCAAAAGCCCTTGCATTAGTTAGAGGAAAATTTGGGTCTATACCTTTACATGGTGGAAGAAATATAACCTTGAATAGTGCTGATTTATTATCTACTGGAAAAGAAGATCTTAAAGATTTGGAAGAAAAATTAATTAAATTATTAGATGATATGGTTCGTCCAGAATTGGCAAAGAAGAAACAAGAGCAAATAGAAGCAAATACTGCTATTTTAGCTAATGTTCCTTTGTTTATCCATGTGAGATAATATGAATGAAGAATATATATCTTTATCTAAATTGTTAGACGAGTTTTATAGAAGAAAAATAACTAAAGGAACATTATTAAGAAGTTTAGAGAATTATTATAGTTTAAACTCAAATTTAGTTATAACCTATGCAGATTCAAATTATTATGCATGTTATGATATAAATAAATTACCTTTGACGAAAAAAGATATTTATAAACCAGATAAAACAATAAAAAATAACACTCAAAAAATCTATTTAGTTAGAAAAAATATATACGGAAAGAAAAGAACTATAGAATTTGTAATCTCATTATTTATAACAAAAGAAAATATTGCAAAAATAGATACTCAAATATTTGAATCTAAAAATGGTAAAATACTTTCATATTGGTTTTCACAAATAGAGGATTTTGAAGATACATTACAAGAATCTGAAGATTTAATCTTGCGCAAAATAGATGGAATGATTATAGATGTAAAAGAAGTAAGGAATGAGCAACTTATATTAACCTCTAGTGAAAAACCAAAAATTCTAAAACGATTTAAAAATCTGGATATTGATTAAAATGAAAATAGATAACATAACATTTACTAACATTAAAGAAAACACTTCTGTATTTCAAATATTAAGCAAACAAATGTTTAGTATGCAACGTGAAATTGCAGCTACTTTAGGTGCAAATAAAAAATATGCAGAAGCTAAATTATTTCTTTCTAAAAGCAATTTTTTGATAGCTGCGCTTAGTAAGGCTAAAGATGAGGATACTTTAAGCAAAGTTAGAATAGCTTTTATTAATTTATGTGATCAATATAAAGAGGATATTAAATAATGCCAAAATGGGACAGACCAACTTCCGCACCCCCTCCATTATACGTAAACAAACCTGAAAGGGATTTTCAGAAACAAATTGCGGATGAGATACAGGATTACGTTCTTCCATATGAAGGATTGTATTTTGCAGTTGATGTTGAAAGAACTAAATGGCATCCAATCTATAAAGAAGCTATAGAAAAATTTTACTATGATCCAGTTTATATAAGATTTTTTGCTGATTATGATGATAAAAATACAACAACAACAAAATATGGAAAAGATAGAAAATCAGAAGTTGTATTTCATTTTCATAAACGACGTATAAATGAAGATTTAAATCTTGTTGTAACAGAAGGTGATTTAATCTATTATAATGAGGAATATCATGAGATAAAAAAACTTGCAGAACCGGAAGGTTTATGGGATCAAGTTCAATTTAAAAATGGTGTTACAGCTTATTGTGAAAAGAGTAGAAATGTTCCCTTGTTTGAAACTAAATAAGAGCTTTGAGGAAAAAATTCCTAATTATAGATGTATAAATTGGAGATAACTTAGATGTCAGAAAAACAATATAAAGCAGTTAGCCCGGGAGTAGAGATTAGAGAAATTGATCAGTCTCAACTTCCTGCCGTTTTTGATGAGCAAGGTCCAGTTGTAATTGGACGTGCGGAACGTGGACCGGCAATGGTTCCCGTTAAAGTCAATTCTTATTCAGAATTTGTTGAATTTTTCGGCAATCCTAATGGAAATCTTGCTCTAACGGACGTATGGAGAGAGAAAGTAACTATTGGTCCTTCTTATGGAGCTTTAGCTGCGCAAGCATCTTTAGCAAATAAAAGCGCTTTAACTTTCGTTCGTTTGTTAGGAACACAAAATGATGAAGCAACTTCTGCGGGTAGAGCAGGATGGGGAGTTGGTGGAGATGGAGATGCAGAAAACCTTTCTTATAACGTAAGAGAAGGTGGAGCATATGGTCTATATCTGATTCCTTCTGTTACATTGCCTGCAACAGTTGCAACAGGGACACTTGCAGCAGTATTTTACCTAAATACTGGTTCTATAATGCTTAAAGGACAATTATATGGAGCATCTGGCGCATATAGTTCAATTTCTGGGTCTGCTGTATTAATTGAATCCGATACCAATAAACAATTCAGAGCCTTGATAAAGAATGCTTCTGGTGTAACCGTTGAAGACGTTACATTTGGTATGGATAAATCTGGCGATAAATTCATCCGTAAAGTATTCAATACGAATCCTACAAAAATTAACTCTGCTTTGTATACTTCCCCTAAGACATACTTTTTAGGAGAAACCTTCGAAGACTTTATTTATAATGCTGATGAAATGTCAGGTATGCGTGATTCTACAAGATGGGTAGGTGTTATCTTAGGATTGAAGAACAATTCTACAGGAGATACTCTGTCTAGCAGAAGAATTCCTTCTCAACACGGTAGAACAGGATGGTTCTTCTCTCAACACTTAGGAAATAACGCAAACTTTGAAATCGATAACGTTCAAAAATTATTCAAAATACACTCTCGTGATTCTGGAGAATGGAATCAAGCTCATATCAAAATTTCTATAAGAAATGTAGAAGCAAGTACAAATGTCTACAATCCTTACGGAACCTTTGACGTTGTTATAAGAAAAATTGACGACTCTGATCAAAACATTGTAATCATTGAACAATTCAATGGATGCGATTTGAATCCTCAATCTGAAAATTATCTAGCAAAGAAAATTGGTGACAAATATATTGTATACAGCACTTCTGATCGTAGAAATATAGAATATGGAGATTATGATAATCAATCAAGATATATCAGAGTTGAAATAAATGAAGATGTAGCAGTTGGAGCAACTGTTCCTGAATTGCTTCCATTCGGTGTATATGGACCTGTGAAATTTAGAGATTTCTCTTTCTCATCGGGATCTATTGGAAACGATTTGGGTATGTCTGGTTCTATGTTTGGAGAATATGAAAGAGCTGCAACTGGTGCAACTTATCCGAACTATGCTGCGGCATTCGTTATAGGTGGAACTTCTATTGCAGATTCTGCTGTAAATGCATTATCTGGAACTGGTCCTGTAGTATTCGGTGCTGGACCATCTGGTGCTGTTTCAACAACAATCAAGACTGCTGCTATTCTAATGCCTTTCCCAAGACTTAGAGTTTCAACACTTACAGGTGCATTAGGTAATCCTAAGAATGCATACTTCGGAGTATTCACAGATAATACATCTGATACTTTCCAAAAATCTGTAAGAGATTTAACAAATGTTATGCCAAGAGGTGTAGATTCTTTTGCACCTGATTCTGCGGAAGGAACAGCTTATTCATGGAAGTTCACTTTAGATGATTTGAAGTATGTATCTGGTGGAGAAACTGATGTTCAATGGTCATCTGGTTCTAGATTAGCTGGAACATCAATAACATCTATCGGTTCAAATGGATGGAACTCTGTACTGACAGGTGGTTGGGATTCTTTCACAACATTATTAGCAGGTGGATTTGACGGATGGGATATTACTGAAATCGAACCATTGAGAAATGATGCGATGGCAGGAGCAACCGAAAAGACAAATTATGCATATAATACAATAAACAGAGCTATAGAGCTTCTACAATATCCTGAGTTAGTAGAATTCAACGTTGCTGCAATCCCTGGTGTAAATAAAGCAGGGTTGACAAGAAGACTGATTGAAGTCTGCTCACAAAGAGGAGACGCCTTAGCGGTTATAGATTTGGAAAATGATTATAAGCCACGTTCAGAAAATTCTCTTCCAGAATCGTCTAGAAGACCTATTGTGTCAACTGCAATTAGTGCATTGAAAGATAGAGCATTCAATACGAACTATGGTTGTGCATATTTCCCATGGGTACAAGGTATTGATCCAAACTCTAACATTCTTACATATCTTCCTCCTTCGGTTATTGCATTAGGAGCATTTGCTTATACAGATAGAGTAGCTGGTTCACACCATGCTCCTGCTGGATTTAGTAGAGGTTCGTTGTCCCAAGGACACGGTGGAATACCTGTAAAAGATGTAACATTGAAATTATTGCAAAAAGATCGTGATGATCTATATAAAGCAAATATCAATCCCATCTCTTTCCTTGAAAGAGAAGTGGTTATCATGGGACAAAAAACTCTACAAGTTATTCCATCTGCATTGGATCGTATAAGTGTAAGAAGAGGTCTATTAGATCTTAGAAAGAAATTCTCTAAGATTGCGTCTAGACTTATCTTTGAACCTAACGTCCAAGATACTTGGAACAGATTCAAAAATCAAGCAGAACCTGTATTGAGAGATATGGTTACTAAATTAGGATTAGATGACTGGAGACTTATATTGGATAGTAGAACAACTACTCCTGATTTGATAGATAGAAATATCATCTATGCAAAAGTTTACTTAAAACCAACTCGCGCAGCAGAATTCTTCTATCTTGACTTTAATATAAGTAATTCAGGTGCCGCTTTTGCGGAAGTGTAATAGTTATGACAGGAGAAATATAAAACATGGCAGCACCTAATGTATTCTGGGCAAGTCCAGTAAATGAACCAAAAAGATCGTACAAATATCTTGTACAATGGGGTAACGGAGATATTCCTTGGTATCTCGTATCGTCTATTGATCTTCCAAAATTAGAAGTTGGGGAAGCGCAAACTCATGCTCTTAATCATACCTTCAAATGGACCGGAAGACCTACTTGGCAAGATGTTACCATGGAAGTAACAGATTCTGAGTCTCTAAATGCTATGAAAGTTGTTATGAATAAGTTCAAACAAGCTGGGTATGTTTATCCTGATAGACCTACTCAATATAGAACTATCTCTAAACAAGGATTTATAAATGCATTTGGACAATTGGTTATTCAAGAAATAAGTTGGGATGAAAAGATCATAGGAGAATGGAAATTTCTCAATGCTTGGATTAAGAGTATTGATCCAGGTAAGAAAGCTTATGAATCTGATGATCCTCAAAAAATATCAATTGGTGTTACGTTCGATTGGGCGGAATACGATACAGAAAATGCAGGAACCTTTATAGGGGAAAATCCATTGCAAGGAGATGTTCCTGGTGGCGGAAATCCTAACGCAGCTTAATAATTGAGGTATAAATGAGTTCAAATAATAAATTTCCAGAATTGGTATTTCCATCATATACAGATATGGTGGATTTACCCTCTGGAGGAAAATTTTATCCTAAAGATCATCCTCTTTACGGTCAAACTTGTGTTGAAATAAAACAAATTAGAGGGCCAGAAGAAGATATTTTAACAAATAAGGATTATCTTAGACGAGATATAGCAGTTGATAAACTACTATTATCTCTTATTAAAAATGATAATCTTAAACAAGATTATGCATATAATAATTTGCTTATTGCGGACCAACTAATGTTGGTCAATCAAGCAAGAATGACAGCATATACATATGATTATTCATGTTCTATTCGTTGTCCAGCATGCAAAGTGGTATCTAATTTCAAATTTGATCTTAGAAAGCATAAGATTATTTTACCAGATTTATCAAATGATAAAGATGTAAAGTATGACGAAGACACTAACCAATTTGTGGTTACTATTCCTGATACTAAAATTGTGTTACGATTATTGCCATATACTGTGGGTACACAACGAAAGATAAAGAATAAGCTCTTAGCGAAAAAAGATAAAAGTCTTTCCAAAAAAGAGCGCTATGAAGATGTCATATATTCTATAAACGATGAAACGGATAGAAAATACATTTCAGAATTTTTCAACGTGGTGCCTGCTTTCTATCTAAAGTGGTTAGAAGCTGTAATAGAGGATATCAATATTACTGTTTCTTTTGAACAACAATTCGTATGTAGTTCTTGTCAATATGATGAAGATCTGGAGCCGCCGTTTACAGTTGATTTTTTATATACACCGAAGATCCAAAGGAAGAAGCTACAAGAGTAAATAATAATGTCTATTTAGGTGTTAATAATTTATTCTTTTCTTTACATGATGCTGATGAGAAAAAGTTGGCATTACATACAGAAATAGCAAATATGCAAGCGCATAATTGGGATATAATGTATGCGTATTCTCTCCCTGTTGGTCTTAGAATATTCTATATAAAACAAATAGTAGAGCGATTAAATGCGGAACATGAAGCAAGAAATCAATCTGCAAGAGAAAGTGCTAAAGTCTAAACTGTGATATAAACTATCACAGTTTTTTCATTTAAGCATAATTAAAGCCAGGAATACTAATAAATGGCAGATAATATATCAGTAGATATTGATCGTTTAGTTGATGAGCTTACTAAAAGAAGTTCTCTATCGCGTGTGCTTAATGAAGAACAAGCAGACGTCAGCAAGTATTTAACTGAATTTATTGAGGCTATAAAAGCTGCGAGCAAAGAACTAAAGACAGCTTCTGATAAATTTGATTCTGCGGGTAAAGCAGTTTCTGATCGTCAAAAAGAAGACGAAAAGATTTATGCTGAATTCAAAGAGAAATTTGAAGAGGCAATGAAGCTTGATAAAGTAGAAGAAGTTCAATCTGCTTTTGATAAATTAGTTGAATCTATTGAAGAAGCTGTTAAAGCAAAACGTTTAGAAGCAGATAATGGTGAGCTATTAAAAAATGCATTAAATGCAAAAAAAGAATTTATAGAAGCTGCGTCTAATCTACAAAAAGCTAAAATAGAAGAAGAAAAGCATAAAAATATGCTTGAACGTATAAAATCTTCTAGTCAATCAAATGTGAGTTCTTTATTCGGAGCATTAGGCTTATCTTATGAGGGTGATCCTAAAAATGCTAACGCTTTGTTTATGGGTCTATCTCTTATAAGAGATGGTAAAACTCAACAAGGTATGTCATTATTAGCTGCATACGCAGATATGGCACAAAAAGCATATTCTAATATGATCGATCCGTTAAACGTATTTGTCAATATTCTTGGTCTGTTGAAATCTAAAACTATAGAAGTCTTCACCATGGCGGATCAAGTAACAGCTAATTTTCTACGAGCAACAGGTGCTACAACTGCGTATAGAGATGTTGTAATGGAAGCATGGGATGGAACTAGAGGAGTAGGTGTTTCTTTAGAAGAAATGTCTGATATAGTTCAAGGGTTGATTAATGATTTTAGAGGTTTCTCTAGAGAAACCGAAGATTCTAAAATTCAAACTGCTGAATATGTTTCACTTGTATCTAGATTAGGAGTTGGATCGTCTAGCGCAATCAAATTACTCACTTATTTTACAGATTCTTTAAAACAAAGTGTTACACAAGCAAAAGGGAATTATTCCCAATTATTAGGATTAGTGAAAACAACTGGTGAAACTCTTAAGAAAGTAACAGATGATTTTATTCAATCTATTCCAGTTGTATCTAGATATGGTTCACAAGCATCGTCTGTGTTTAGACAGATGTTTGCAACAGCAAAAGCATTGCGCATTGAAACTTCTCAGCTATTAGAAGTTTCAAGTCATTTTGATACTTTTGAAGATGCTGCAACTTCTGTTGGTAAATTAAATGCAATTATGGGAGGACCTTATCTAAATGCCATTCAGCTAATGAATCAAAACGAAGCAGAACGTATTACAACTCTTAACAGAGCATTTAAAGCAACTGGAAAAACATGGGAATCTCTAAGCAAATATAGCAGACTTGCTTTCGCCGCTGCTGCGAATATTACAGATATGGATGTGGCTCAAAAAGTATTTAATGGATCTACACAAGATGCTGCGCGTTATATGCGTCAAGCATCTTTGGAACAAGAAGAATTAGCGGAAAAGAATCAACGTGCAACTAGTATTGCAGATAAATGGAAAAATGTTCTTATGCAAATTGGAGCTGTTTTAACTCCTATTATTGATCTTGTACATGGTGTTGTTGATGTATTTTTAGATTTCTCAGATACATTAGGTAAAATTTGGGGACCATTGCGTGTATTGGCTGTTCCTTTATTGTTCATGATGATATCTGGTTTTAAAGGTCTATTTTCTATGATGTTAAGTTTTGGACCAAAAGCCATAACAAAGATAAGTTCTCTATTATCTAAATTTAGTGGAATAGCTTCTACTGTAGCGCCTGCTACAGAAGCTGCTGCTGCTGGAATAGGTGCAGCGGGAAGTGCATCGGCTGCTGCTGCTCCTTCTGTTGGAGGATTAGGAAAAGTATTGTCAGGAATTGCACAAGAAGCGCCTGCTATAGCAAAAGCTATATTATATATAGGTGGAGCAATTGCAATTGTTGTTGCGTCATTCATGGCTTTAAAACAAATAGCTTCTGGTATTGGTTCTTTGTTTGAAGGAGTTGGTAAAGGAGTTGGAAAATTTGTTGAAGGAATAGGTCAAGGATTTTACGATTGGGTAACAGAATCTCCTCTTGAAGAGTTAGAGGATTTGATCGATACATTAGCAGATGCTGGTCCAGATATTGGAACTAAAATGATGGGAATTGGTAATGGATTGAAACAAATGGTCGAAAGTTTTAATTCAAGTATATCACAATCTACGCTAGAAAGTTTTACAGATTTAATAGAAATTTTAGCAGATAACTCAAGTAAATTCTCTAATACAGTTGGTTTAGGAATTTTAGATTCCTATGCTAGATTAATGGAAGCATCTAGTGATTTAGCAATTACTCCTACAAAAATACAAGATATGAAACAGTTTACAGAAAACCTAGTTACCATAAGTAAAACTAATGGAGATGGTGGATTGTCTAAAATTGCATCTTCTAATCAAAATGTGGAAGTTAAAGTATATATTGACGGAACAGAGCTAACCTCCAAAATTGTAAAAGTTGTAAAAAGTGATTTAAATAATTCATTACAACCAAGAACAGGATAATATAATATGCCATTAATGAATTATGAAAAACAAATGAAAAATGCGGGACATATGTTTCGCATTGAAGCTATGCATATCAAAGATATAAATGGTAAACCTGATTATGTTGAATTTTTTCCTTATATTGAAGGATATACTGAGAATTATGATTCTTCATGGAATGAAGAAGATGTATTTGCTAGAATGGATGGAATAGCGAATTTTGTTTCTGTTAAAAGAAGTTTTACTCTTTCTCTAAGAGTTGCGGCAGGATCAGAAGAACAAGCTCGTGAAAATCAATTTAGAATTTCAAAAATGATTAGATTTCTTTATCCAGCTATTACTCCGGGTCCAGGCGATGGTTCTTTTTATTTCAGAGGCGCACCTATTTTACGTCTAAAATTAGGAAACGTTATATCAGACACTGCAACAAATGGAGGACTTTTTGGATACGTTCAAGGAGGATTTAGTATAACTCCTTCTCATAAAGATGGTTGGTTTGCTCCTCAAAAAGAAATAATTATACGAAATAATTCTAACATTTTTGCATCCCCTTTAAATGAACAACGACAAGATTCTCCAGATAAAGGACAATCTGAAAAAGCTGTTACATTATTTTTTAAATATTTCGATATAAATTTTACCTTCAAAGTTTTACATAATCATCCATTAGGTACTAATGCTGAATCGAATAATCAGGGATCATTTACATATTTTCCTTATGGTGTAAACAATCAAGATTTTTCAAATGGATCAGAATTAAATCCGGCAGATTTAACAACAAGACATGAATGGGATGATTCAAGTATGTCAGCCGATGATAGACATCAAAGATTTTTGGATAATGATTCTAGAACACCAATTGAAGATGAAATTGGAGATGATGGTTATACAGAATATGGCAGACAAATAAAGGCTCAAAATGAAAGATATATACAGCAATATGAAGAGAATCAACGTATAATAAATCAAAAGAAATTAGACCAACTCTTTGGAAGAAGTAAATAATGACTATAAGATACTCTAAAAATAAAATATTCACTAATGATTATATAGAATACAAACCTTTGTTTGAAGCTAGAGGGCTAAAGTATATAAGACAATATGCTACAAATACACTGTTGACTCCTACGGCCGAAGATATAAGTGAGATGAGAATAGATAAGTTCTCATGGAAGCTTGGGGATGCAATGTGGAGATATGCTGCGCAACATTACGGCAGAGCTAATTTATGGTGGGTTATCGCGCATTTTAATCAAAAACCGACTGACCACCATTTTCAATACGGCGATATAGTATATATACCCTCTCCTTTAGATAGAGTGTTCAGGAGTTATGGCTTATGATGGAGTTTGGGGAATTAGATCAATTTCTTTTGATAAGATATCTAGAAAAAATTGTTTCTTGGCATAAAAATTTCGAAGGGACTAACAATCCGTATAACAATCTAATAATGGTTCAAGGCAACAGACCAGATGTTACTTTTAACAGAATACTAAATTGTGATAAAGATGTTTATACATTTTTCAATAATTTAAATTCTATACAAAAAGCTACAATGATGCCTAAGTTAGAATTGTATTATATGACAAAGGAAGGATATAAACTGATAAATTTTAGAAATTTTCCTGATTTTGATGAATTTAGAAATTTTGCAACTAATACTAAAAAAGAATTTTCTTTTAAAGAAGGACAAGAGAAAGAAGATGGTGTAGGATTAAAAAAGATTACAATATCTGATAAAAATCAAAATCCCGGATCTGTTAATTTGGAATGTACTGTAGAATTATTTTTCGACAATATTTTAGCATTAACTAATAGTTCTATATTACAATTGATTCGTGTACCTGAAACACGCTCTAGTAAATCGGAGAGAGATTTTAGACTTAAGTTAGTAGCTGGTTGGCATACTCCGGTAGATGTTAGTAATGAAATATTCTCAACTAAACAACTTGAGTATATAGAAAGATCAAATGTTGTGTATCTATTGTCTCTTGTTAAACATGATTTATCTTTTAATCAGAATGGATCAATAACTTTAACAATTCATTATCAAGGAGCTTTAGAAAAATATTTAGCTTCATCATCAGAGATGGATATATTCAGTGTATCATCTGAAGCACAAATGTATAAATTTTTATTAGATATTTCAAAAGCAGATACAGCAAACATAAAATATCTGCAAGATTATATAACTCAAACTCATAATAAAATCTTGTATGAAGCACAGTTGGAAACAATTTCTAAACAAAGATTAACAGCAACTGAAAAGGCTAGAATAGATTTAGGAGAAAATTTATCTGGAGATAGAAATCAAACATCAGAAGCATTTAAATTAAACGCAGAAGCCGAAAAAGAAATTGAAGCTAAATTATCAGAAACTCTAAAAAGAATTTCGGAATATGAATTGTATATTATAAAAACAAAATATTCTAGATTTTTAACTGCTTTAGAAAATTCTCAAAGATTATTCTTTTTGCCAATATTATCGGATACATACTCTGGTTTACATAAAGATTTATTAACAAATAATGCAAAGTTTTGGGAACCTGTTTTGGATATAACTCCTATTAATCCTGAAAATTTTGCAAAAACAGAAAATAGAGATGCTTTGTATACATTGCAAAGAAAGAAAAATATAGCATATCAAACAATTATAGAACAGATCTATGCGGCAAATGGAGATGAATCAAAATTATCAGAAATAACTGCCAATGCTTTTACATTTGGTTTAGATCAACTTGCTCCTAGTTTTAGACAAACTCCTGGGCCTTCTAATAAATATATCGTATATACAACTTTAGGAGATATTGTCAATATTGCTAGAGGATTTGTTGAGATTCCAGAAGCTGATCATACTGAGATACTTTTGGGGCCGTGTTTGGTAGGAAAAATATCTATTAATATTGCAAGCTTTCCTATCGCTCTTTCTACTTTTATGACTTGGTTTGTTAATTCTGTAATACGAAAAGCTGTTAGAAAGTATCAATTTTGGGATTTCATTTACGATATCATAGGCGCGCTAATTGCTCCTGTTTTATTGACAACAGGATTAATTCCTAATCAAGCTGTTAACTTAAATCTATCAACAGCTATCGTCATATCTGATCAACAATTAGAAAAAGGTAAATCTTATTTAGATGAAAATATGTTTCATTTTCTTTCTAAAAATATTTTCAATACTCAACAAATTTATTCATATATGGTCTTATATATGAAAGATTATGAAATAGATAAAAGAGATGGAATACTAGAAGAAGATATGCAAAATGGTATATATCATTTCGGCATATTTAAAGATAGAGGAATTGTTAAAAGCATAGATTTCACTAAATTAGATTTTCCTAGATTAAGAGATATGCGTTTAGTAACAGAAGGATTTAACAATGCAGGAGATTTATTGAGAGAACATTACCAAATGACTTTGAAAACTATAGGTTCTCCTTTATTTATTGTTGGTTCTCAGGTTTATTTTGATGGATCGTATTTAGGAGAGACTGGTAGAAATATAACAGAATTAATAGGTTTAGGTGGATATTATATAATCACAAATATAGAGACGACAATTTCTAAGGAATTATATGAAACAGAAGTAAAATGTTTGTGGACAAGTATGCGTAAAACTAGTGCAGAAGGTTATAGAATTGTGGATGTTGGAAAATTAGAGGCAGAAAAATGATAAGAGAATTATTTGAAAATAATGATACATATGAATCTGCGGTAGTGAATGCTAATTTATTAGATTTTTCGCAAGTCAGAGAATATGGATTTATTTGTAAAGACAGATTGTATATTCCAAATAATTTATTCATTAAGCCAAGTATAAAACAGCCTGTGATCAATTTTGTAGATTCAAATGAGGCATTAGACAAGTTGTTGAGTCACATCCGTAACCACTGCACATTTGGTAGAATACCTACAACTTCTAAATTTCACATAAACAATATTAAATTGACCAAATCGTACATAAATTCCGAAGATTTATACAAATCGTATATGTTTATATTATTATCCAATTTTTTGGATAAAATGCCGCAAACAGACTTCACAACCTTTTCAGAATTTTTTAATAAATTTGTGTATGAAATGTACACAGATATAAAATTTATGAGTGATTTTATGAAGTCAGAAATAGTATCTATATTTTCAACAGGATTAGCTTATCAAATATTTGATGAAAAAAAACCTGATATGGAAATTGCAAAATCTTATATACAAGATGATTTCTTCTATATATTCAAAAACATATGTTTACAATATAATTTCATAATTGACAAACATATGCCCTGGATTATAGTCTACCGTGTGTCGGAAGAATATTTGACCGACAATATCAATAGATATAAGAGCGTATATGCATCAGATATGAGCATATTTTTCTCGGTAATGAAGATATTATATACGTATTATGTGCGTAATATTTTGAATCAAGATTTATATAATAACGTAGATATAGACAACTTTTCATTGTCTAAAGATGCGATATTGAACTTATACATCGAAAAAAAATTAGAAATCCAGTATATTAAATATACAAAAGATGATTTCCTTTCATTAAAGAATTTCTTTAAAACGAATACTCTGTATAACGGACTTGAAAGCAGTGCTCATAAACTCAACAATATTAAACAAGTCAGTGATGCCGTTTATGATGATTGGCAACAAATATATCTCGGATTGGGGAATAACTGATACACTACCTGTAATAGATAATAATATTTACATTTCTGTTTATTTCGAAAAATCATTTTTATTTAGAGAAGATATTTTATATCTTCCGTGTTTGATTAATTCTTACAATTATCACATCTATTTAACCGGCTATTATAACTTTAACTCATTCAAATCCTGTTATGAGAAGTTCAAAGCTGAACTTCGTTCACTATACGTTTGTCGTTTTAATATTTCTGACTTTACTAATTTTTTGAATGAGAAAGTTATTCTATCCTTTTACAAAGAGTATAAAGAGGCAATTCTATTCTTATACGAAAAATTCAACTTTGTAGAAGATTATGAGCATAAAGCAAAAGCATTTATAATTTCTGAGTATATCAGTTTTGGTAAACTATTATATGATGACAAATATGTGAAAATATCTTTCAATCCTTTTACAGATTATGGAAGATTTGGTTTAAATGCGAACTCTTTTAATATATTATCTTTAGCCAAAGATAAACGTTATAAATTGGATGCGGATAAAGACTTCGAATTTTTCGAATATGATTACAATGCATTTGAGATAAGAGTATTGTTAGCTTTACTGAAAATCAATCAACCTAAAGGAGATTTATACGAAGTATTGCATAATATGTCAAACGATTATAGACAACGTTCTCAGTTTAAACAATTTCTAATATCTTCAATATATTCGAAAAACGAAGATAAAACAGTTCTCTATAATTTTATGAAAAATAGAGAGTTTTATAAACAATATCAAATTGTAGAAGGGCATGTAACAAATATCTTTGGAAAGAAGATGGAGTCTGATGAGTATCATATTTTGTCTAGAGTGCTGCAATCTTCGGCAGCGTATATATTATACCAACAAATGTACGAACTAGCTTTCTTTATAGAAACGAATAAATTGAAAACAAGGATAGCATTTTGTATACATGATTCAGTATGTTTGATGATTCATAAAGATGAACATCAATATATTGATCAATTTAAACAGATATTAGCCACAGTTAATATAAAAAAGTTAAATTATGAATCATTTTTTGAATTGAAAATAAAACGTGGAAAAAATTACGGAGAAATGAAAGCATATGAAACTTAATTTAGTAGGAATAGGTTCTTTTTCCTCACAAATAGTTGATCGATTACATGATGAAGATTGCCAAAGTATTATATATCGAGAAAACCTTGCGGATCTTGATTTAGAATCAAATGAGATGAGCTTTCAAGCATCTGACAGCCTGATCACGTACAATATGTCTAATATACAAGAAACGTTTTGTTTCGTTGATTGTAAAGAAGGAATAGCGGGCATCACGCTTTCTCTATTGAAGAAATTTTCTGAAAAGGATATAACGGTATTTATGCTGGTATATAATTGCCAGTCAATAACTGAGAAAATGAATCAGAAAATAACCTATAACGTATTACAGGAATATGCGCGCAGTGGAGTGTTTAAGGGTGTATTCATATTGAATTATGATAACCTATTTGATCAGATTGTTAATGGTATGCCAGAAAATGAGGCTATATCTATAAATGATGTCAATATTAAAGTAATTGACAAGTTAATATTTGGTGTGCATGTATACTGGAGATTGAATAACGAAACATATATGGAAGGCGAGCAGATTCGCTTCCAAGATACTATTTATAGAATCAAAACGTTCTTTGACCAAGTTGGAGAAACTGACTATACATATGGAGACATATTATATATAGGTAATCGAATTTTAGTCAAAGGACTTAAAGAGAAGATGCAAAAACAAGATCTTTTAGATTTGCAAAAATTTAAAAAAAGAATCAAAGAACGAGGAGATAGATATATTCTACTCAAATCAGAATTTGATTTCGTTCTTGGGATTGCAGAATCAAAAATAGTACAATAAATAACAAACTAGAACAGAGGTAACATCAATGACTGAACAATTAAACAAATTTCAAGAGCTATTAAACAAGAACAAATTTAATCCTGAAAGTGTGCTTCCCAAGCAGGATTTAAAAGAAGAAGATTTACGAAGATCATATAAACTGAAAAACGGTGCAAATGATTGGAGAATCATAGCTTGGGACGATGGATCTATCATCCAAAAAAACTGGATTCATATGAATCTTGGTATTCCTTTCTTTTGCCCAAATAAGTTGGATAAAACTGAAAAATGCCCAGATTGTGATTTTGGTTGGAAATTGTATAACGATAATGGTAAGCAACATACCGAAGAATCTAGAAACTTTTTGGCACAAGAAAAGTGGACAATTCGAGGAATTGCAAGAGCAGAAGAAAAAGAAGATATCGAAAAATTCGGTTATCCAAGAATTCGTTTCTTAGATTTATCACCTACTAATGGTGCAACAGTAGAATCTTACTTTACTCCTCCACAGATTAAAAAGTGGGGAAATCTTTCTGATTATTTTACAGGTAGAGATATAGAATTAAATAAGGATGAGGCAAAAGCGAAAGCAAGACAGGCATCTACAGTAATAGAAAGAAGTGCTGTACAAACTCCTGTATTTGCAGAACTGGACCCTAAAGATCAAAAATTCGAAGATATGTTTGTTAAGATGTTTGAAAATGCAACTCCTAACGAAGATAGATTTGAAAAGAAAACATATAAAGAAATTCTAGAATTAATGGAAAACTTTAGACGCAAGAATTCTTCTAAAGAAGAAAAAACTGAAACTGAAGATTTCTCTGTTACATCTTCTGGATTTTCGGCTGCATCTTCCTCATTAGCTGAACAATCTAATGAAGATATGGATGCGGTTGCAAAAAGATTCTAAATAACGTAGACTTAGAAATCCCTATATGGATTAGTGCATGCATTAATTTGTATAGGGATTTCTTTGTCTGGAGCATAATAAAATGTCTGATAAAGAAGAAAAACCAGAGAAAGTAAAGAAAGAAAATAAGTTTCTTAATGCAACCGACATTAAAGAAATGATTAATAAGTCTACAGGCAATAAAAATGCTTACAACCTATTAATGGATGATCCAACTGCCGTAACTGGTTGGATTAGATCTGGAAATAGGTTACTAGATTCCAACATCTGTGAAGGTAAAGTGGCAGGTCTTCCAGAAGGAAGAATAACAATGTATGCTGCCGAATCAGGTATTGGTAAATCTTTCATAGCAATTGAGCATTGTAAACATGCTATAGATGAAGGAATACATCCAGTCTATTTCTGTTCTGAGCCAGGTGGTATCGAATCTGATTTCTTGTTAAAAGTTCTTGGTGAAGAAAGAATGCAAAATTTCACATATGTTGAAATTACATTTATGGAAGAAATGTTTGAAACTATTGAAGCATTGATGGCAAATACAAAGAACAAATACTTATTTGTTTGGGATAGTCTTGCAGCAACTCCTTCCAGAATGGAAACAGAAGGTGGATTTGATGCTTCCTCGTACTTTGCGGTTGCTGCAAAAGCGGCTGCATTGGGCTTGAAGAAAATATTAGTTCCATTGTCTAGACGAAATTGTACATTATTGATTCTAAATCAAGTTAGAGAAAATATTGGCGCAACCAAATACGACTTAATGACACCAAGTAAACGATTCAAAATTCCTGGTGGAAAAATGGTTGTATTCTGTTGCTCACTTGTTCTTTTGTTATTCGCAAAAGCAACTAAAGCCGCAGCATTGATAGATGAGAATGAGCAAAGAATCGGGAAAACAGGAGAAGCTTATTTCCTAAAATCTAGATTCAGAACAGAAGGACGTTCTATACCAATTGCTTTCACATGGGCGGGAGATAATCCACATTTCCATGATGAAGAATTATGGGCCGAAGCTCTTAAGGAAAGAGGTATAATAAAAACATCTGGACCATCGACAAAGATTACTTTTAAAGATGGTACAGAACATAGAATAAAAATGGATAATTGGATGGAACATCTAAAAGATCCAATCTTTAAAAAGAAAGTAGAAGAAATCCTTGATGATGCCTTTATATATAACTATAAAGGTCCTACTCAAGAAAATGTTATAAATATATCAGAAATGATCGAGGAATAATATGATATGTAACTGTACTGGAAATTGTATGAGAGTTTGCTCAGTTTGTTATAGACGATTGGGATGCTCTGGAGCATGCGATTGCATGTCTAGAATATTTAATTTGCGGATAATACAACCTATGCCGACTGTCATACAGTTTCCAGACACAGTTATATATGACGATGATATTAGATGGTATTATGCTCAAGAAGAAGATTAAACTATTTGGAGAATATGCAGGACAAAAATCAAATGCATGATAAAAAGAAAGTATTGATCATAGATGCGAATAATATGCTCTTTAGATCATATTGCGCCAATCCTGCGTTAAGCGTAAAAGGACATCATGTTGGAGGAATTTTAGGATTTTTCTATTCTTTGCAAAAAGCAATTAAAGATGTCAATCCTCATCGAATTTTTATAGTGTGGGATGGACGTGGTGGGTCTAAAAAGCGTAGAGAAATTGTACCAGAATATAAAGAAGGTAGAAAAGCGCCCAAACCAATGACGCTAAATAGAACACATGATATTCAATTAAGTCCAGATGAAGAAAAAATCTCTTTATATTATCAGCAAGGGAAAGTAATAGAATTGCTCAACAATTTTCCATTTGTTCAATTATGTGAAAATGGGGTAGAGGCTGACGATTTCATATCGTACTTATGCAACAAATACTCAATAGCTGACAACTATATGAAGGTGATTATATCTAATGACAAGGATTTCATTCAATTAACTAATGAATCTACGATACTGTATAGACCTGCTACAGAAGAATATCTTACCTATAAAAGCTTTTTAAAATCGGAAGGAATACATCCTAACAACATGGCTTTAGCAAGAGCTGTTGAAGGGGATAAAGGAGATAATCTCGAAGGTGTAAAAGGGGTAGGAAGAAAAACTTTAGTTAAAATATTTCCTGAATTATCTTTGCCTAAATTTGTAACAACTGATGAATTTTTTGAAATGTGTGAACAACGAGATTGTAGACCTTCTAAATTGATTTTAGAATTCAAAGATAAAGTTAAAAGAAATTATGACGTTATGCAGTTATATATGCCAATGGTGCCTGCTATAACTGCGGTAAAGATAGATAATCAAATTGATAGTTATGTGCCAGATGTATCTGTTCCTACTTTTTATGAAACTATTTCACAAGAAGGAATAGAAAAAGCATCTTTCGCAGCTATGACTAATCATGCATATAAAATGCTAAAGGATTACAACAATGAACGAAGCAACTGATACCGCCGAAGAACTTAGCTTAAAATCTACAACTAAAGCATCTTTTTCTAAATATCCCGAACATTTTCAAGTTAATCTAGTTAAACTAATACTTGAAGACAGAGCATTTGCTGCACAAATGCAAGAAGTTTTAGATATATCATATTTTGATACAGATTATCTTAAAATAATAGTTGAAAATGTCTTCAATTATAAAGACAAATATGGAACACATCCTGCTACTGAAACGATCGATATGATTTTTGCTACACAGTTGCGTTCTGTTGATCCGATTAAAAAAGATCAAGTTACGAAATTTTGGGATCATTTTAAGAAAAATAGAACCATAGAAGATCCAGAATATTACATGAAAATAGCGTTGGATTTTTGTCGTTCGGAAAAGGTTTTACAAGCGTTACAGAAATCTATTCCATATCTAAAATCCAATGAAATTGATGTTTTCATGGATAACATGACTAAAGCGGCTGCGCTTGGTTCATCGCAAAACTTCGGACACGACTATTTCGAAGATTTCGAGAAACGATATGAAAAGGATCATCGTGAGCCAGTTACAACAGGCTGGCCGGAATTAGATGAGGTTACAAAAGGCGGAATTGGTAAAGGCGAAATTTTCGTCTATGTTGCTCCTCAATCAATGGGTAAAAGTTCTAGAATGGTTTACACAGCTTGTAAAAATTTGCAAGCTGGACATAACGTTGTTTATTTTACATTAGAAATGCCGGAAGTAGAAATTGGACAGAAATTCGATTCTTGTTTGACAGAAATTCATTTAGAAAAATTAGTTGACAATAAAGAAGAAATTAGAAAATGTCTAGAAGAATTACCTGGTAAACTAAAGATTATAGAAGAAGAATACTGTGCAACAACTCCTAGACGTATTTTCAATAAAGTCAAAAAATTGGAAGATACTGGATTCGCAGTTGATCTAGTTGTTATAGATTATGCAGACGTTTGCGCACCAACTAAATCTATAAAAGATGATGATGGTATCATCGGCGGCATACATGTGTATTCAGAAATGAAAACTCTTACTCAAAGACATCAAAAACGTACTTTGACTGCTGCTCAAACAAACAGAGAAGGTGCAGAAGCTGACGTTATTACACCTAAGCACTTTGAAGGAAGATTCCAAAGATTTAATCCTTGTCACTTCGTTGTTGGTTTTTCTAGATCAGGAAGAGTTAAAGATCTCAAAACTCGTTTAGGACCTGCATTCTTATTCTCAGAAGAAAGAGATTTCGGAAGAGTATGGACAAAACTGCACAAAGATAGTACAGATGATATGGACCATATGGCAAATAATGTTTCCAAAGCAAAAAGCTCAAAATCTATTCAGGAAGCATTAAGTCAATTCTTACATGCAAGAGGTGAAAAATGATAAGTGCGTTAGAAGCTAGAGACTATGTGGAAAAAAAAGCTAAACGTGATAAAGAATTATATGATTTAAATTTTCCTGCGGTATATGCTGCTGCCCAAACCAAATTAGAGCTTTCTATACAAACTGCTACAGAATATGGACATACCCAAACACATATAATGATTCATGATATCAACTTAGCAGAGCAGTTAGAAAGAGAATGTATCCAATTAGGATATAAAGTAAAATACAATCCTAAAGAAAAAACATTCAAAGTGGAGTGGTGATATATGGAATTAACAACTGCTATAGATGATAATTGGGGAACTCCTTATGATTTATTTCATTTTGCAGAATTCATGTTTGGGGAATTCAATTTAGATGCGGCTGCTGAACCAGATTGGAAAATGTGTGAAAATTATATTGGTGAGGAGCAAAATGCTTTAGATCCCAATGTAGAATGGAAAGGAGATAATATATGGATTAATCCTCCATATGATATCAAGAACATAACCGCTTTCATAAAGCGTTCCTTTGCAGAATCTGCAAATCATAAAAGTATAACTTTGTTACTTCCAGTTAAATCTGACCAACAATGGTTTCATGATCTTGTTGAACAAGGTGCTATTTTCATTTTTATTAGAAAGCGCGTAAAGTTTAGAAGACGTAATGGATTGCCTGCAATTGGTGCATCTTTTCCAGTTATGTTAGTAAGAATAAATTCGACTATATGTGAACCTAAGATTTTTTCATATGATGAACATATTAAATTGTTTGAACAAGCTAAAGAATTAAAGATGAGACGTTTACAAGAAACAATTAGTGAAGAAATTGACAGAGAAATTTTAAAGGAACTTATAGATAATCTTCCTAAAGATTTTAAAGAAGGTATTTTTAATACTTATCCTGATAGAAGTGAGCTAATTTTACTATTATTTGCTAATCAACAAAGGATATTAAATGAACTATCTACTTGAAGATAATATAATAGAAGTTGATTATTGTGTTCCAGTTCAAGGCGGATTGAGAATTTTTATGATGGGACAAACTTTTAAAGGTGAACCATTTGGATTATGGAAAAAAATAGATTCAAATGGAAACATTATTAAAGAATTTTCGGAGAATCATAGAGAGCATATTTATGGAATCACAGAAAAGGAGACTTAGACTTTGAATACATATACACAAGAACTTTCGGATTTTATATTTACAAGTAAATATGCCAGATATGACGATTCCAAAAAACGTAGAGAGACATGGGAAGAATCTGTTGATAGACTCTTAAACATGCATTTAGATAGATTTACATGGTTAGATCCTGTAGATACAAATGAAATTATAGAAGCATTTGACGCTGTTAAGCGCAAAGAAAATGTTCCATCTATGCGCAGTTTACAATTTGGAGGAAAAGCCGTTGAAGCTCATAACTCTAGATTGTTCAATTGCGCCGTCAGACACGTTGATTCAATTCGATCATTTTCAGAAATATTTTATTTATTGCTTTGTGGGTGTGGAGTGGGAATTGGCTTACAGAAGAAGTTTTTAAAGAGATTGCCCAATTTAGTTACAGCAGAAGATAAGACAGGTACTGTTTTAACATATGTTGTAGAAGATACAATAGAAGGATGGTCAGATTCCATCGAAGCTCTATTATCCTGTTATTTCAAAAATACTGCATGGACTGGACGAAAGATTGTCTTCGATTATTCTAGAATTAGAAAAAAAGGCGCTATATTGAAAACAGGTGGGGGCAAAGCTCCTGGGTATAGAGGATTAAAAAAAGCTCATATAAAAATCAAGAATATTCTTGATTTCATTATTGAAGAAATGGGACAGTTATCATTAGGATCTATAAATGCATATGATATACTAATGCATTTAGCAGATGCTGTATTGTCTGGCGGAATTAGAAGATCAGCTTGCTCTATTGTCTTCTTAGAAGATGATATAGATTTGTTAAATTCTAAAATTTACTTTAATGTCTTAAAGAAAGGTAAATTTGAATTTAATGAAAAAACTTCTAAATATGAAGGATATGTTATTATTGATGATCCTTGTTATAAAAATTTGAAGATTGATGTAGAAATTTCTAATCAATATGGAGCTTATGATACCTTACTAAAAGATAATATCATAAGTTGGTTTGAAGTTTATCCACAAAGAGCAAGAAGTAACAACAGTGTTCTTCTTTTAAGAAATAAAATAGATTTTGAATCATTTACTAGAATATTTGATAGAACCAGACAATTCGGTGAACCAGGATTTGTGTTTGCTGATCATGAAGATACTTTATTCAATCCATGTTTTGAAATATCCTTTATACCTGTATATGAAGGAGTATGTGGTGTACAGTTTTGTAACCTTAGTAGTATAAATGGGGCTAAAATTAAAACAAGAGAAGATTTGTTAAAAGCTGCAAAGTATGCTTCTATAATAGGAACATTGCAAGCATCTTATACTGATTTTCCATATTTAAGCAAAGCAGCTAAATGGTTAACAGAAGAAGAAGCGTTATTAGGGGTATCTATTACAGGTATGATGGATAATCCTGAAATAAATCTGAATCCTTCTATTCAAGAAGAAGCAGCTACTGTTGTAAAAGATACAAATGAAATTTGGGCTAAAAAGCTTTATATAAATCCTGCGGCAAGAACAACCTGTATAAAACCAGAAGGAACCTCTTCTCTTGTTTTGCAAAGTGCATCTGGTATACATCCTCATCATGGGCGAAGATATTTCCGAAGAGTGCAATGTAACAAAATTGATCCAGTTTATATGCATTTCAAAAAATCCAATCCACATATGTGTGAAGAAGGTGTTTGGAGTGCAAATAAAACAGATGATGTTATTACATTTCCTGTTGAAGTATCAGATACAGCTTTAATCAAAGAAGATTTATCTGCTCTATCCCATTTGGATATCATAAAGAATACCCAACAATATTGGGTACAAACTGGTAAATCTAAATACAATAAGAAAAGTATAGACAATAATGTCTCTTGCACCGTAATTGTTGGACAAGAGGAATGGGATCAAGTTATTCAGTATCTATATGATAACAAAAATTATTTTGCAGCAGTTTCTTTCATAGGAAAATCTGGTGATAAAGATTATGTGCAGGCTCCGTTAGAAAATATTACAACCAAAGAAGATGAAGAAAAATGGAACAATATTGTATCTAATTTTACCAAGGTAGATTATACTTTATTGAAAGAAGCAACGGATCAAACAGCTTTGCAAGCCGAATTGGTTTGCGCCGGAGCAAATGGGTGCGAATTGCCTATATTGACAAATTGACAGGGATATAGCCGTGCATATATAAGGGTATATCCCTTATTAACTTTAAGGGAGAATGTGTATGAACACGATTACAGAGTTTGGAGCATGGGCAGGATACGCAGCTTTACAGAATCCAGATAAATATATAAAATTGATCAAACAGGTTGGCCTTGATCGTATTGATATAATGATCAATGATGGAACGAAACCAGGAGGTTTTAGTTTATATTTTCCTGAGCAAAAACTTATAGATATATTGAAGAAATTTAGACAATCAGGTGTTAAAGTATCCATTTCAACTTGGGCAAAACCAGAAACAAGCTGGACAGTTGGAATGGCTCAAGTAGGAAAAATAGCTACTGAGGCAGGAGTTGATCAAGTAACATTAGATTTAGAAGAACCTTGGATCACTCCATTAAAAAATAAATCTCCTGCTGAGATATTTACATGGAATACATCTTTAGTTGGAACATTACGTGTTCATTTTCAAGGTGTTATAAATTTGGCACCTATTGTATATGCTAACCGAAAAGTATTGGATGGTGCTTTGCAAATGGTGGACCAAATAATTCCACAATGTTATTCAACTGTAAAAAATGTTCCAGGCTCTGGACACGATGGAAGTTTAGAAAGAGCTACTGTGAATTTATATAAGGGATATGGAGCACCTATCGTGATGGGTGCTGCTGCATGGAATTTGGAGGGAGCTTATGGAAAAAATACATATGAAGCTGTTAGAACATCATTACAAGCTACACTCCAATTAGGAATAACAGAAGTTCGGTATTGGAGATTTGAATTTCTCAACGGGGATGTTCTTAGAGCTATAAAAGAATTTCTGCCTTCAAATAATGTAGGCTAACATTTCAAATAAACAAATACGGAGTAAAAGATGATTAAGTTTATCGACATAATTCAAGATTTATCCTATGGAGATTGTGGTTTTGATAGACTATTTATTGCATGAAATGTTTAATTTGTCCAAATGAAACTAAAACTAAGAAAGCAATAACTTGTTCTAAAAAATGTGCCTATCAATATAGAAAACTTCTTTTACAAGAAAAACATGGAGTTGAAAATCCTTTTCAACTCCAGTCAGTGAAAGATAAATCCACAAACACTATCCTTAAAAAATATGGTGTCAGTAACGTATCTAAAAGTGATGAAATTAAGAAAAAGAAGATCAACACTTGTCATAAAAATTTCGGTGTAGATCATCCAGGTCAAAGTTTAAAAGTTAAAGAAAAAATTAAAGAAATATGTTTATCTAAATATGGTGTTGAGAATCCCATGTTTGATGAAACTATAAAAAATAGGTCCGTAACTAATGGTGGAGGTCGAGCTGTTCCTAAAAGATATATAACTAAATATGGTAATGAGATAATTGTTCAAGGATCTTATGAATTAGATTTTGTAAAAGAATGTGAACAATTAAATATACCCATTAAAAACGGACCATGTATAAATTATGTATTCAAAGGTAACAATAGAAAATATTTTATAGATTTCACGATAGAACATACTGGTACAACAAAAATAGTTGAAATAAAAAGCACCTATTATTTCGAAAAATATAAAGAGGAGATATTGTGTAAAAAATTATTTGCAGAAAAATATGCGTTAGAAAACAATATGCTTTATGAACTGATAGTTTTAGATAAAACTCGAAAAGAACGAAAATATTTACTAGACGAATTAAATAAGGAGAAATAAATGATAAAATTTGTGGACATTATACAGGATCTCGCATATGGCGACGCGGGAAAAGGTGCTGTGGCATATTCTCTTTCTAAAAAACCTGAGTATGATATCTGTATGAGAGTAAATGGCGGGTCTAATGCGGGACATACAATTTACCATGAAGGTAAAAAATTCGTTACTCATCAAGTTCCAACTGGTATTTTTCACGGTAAAACATGTATAATTGGTAATGGATGTGTTGTTAACGTCTCAAAACTTTTAGATGAGATCAAAGAATTAGAAGAAGCAGGCATTTCTTGCAAAGGAAGGATTTTCATAGCGCATAATGCTCATATTGTCATGGCTGATCATGTAAAAGAAGAAGAGAACGAATCTGCAATTGGAACAACCAAACAAGGGATTGGACCTTGTTATAGAGATAAATACGCTCGCAAAGGATGCAGAGCGATTGATCTTCTGTTTGAGCATATTTTTGAAGGCAAAGAAGAAGAAGGATATTCATTGATCTATTCAGAAAAATATGGTCCGTTGAGGGATCATGTTATAGATATGATCATTGAAGTGCACCCTGTCTTGTTTGTTTCAAATAAAAACTACGGTATTCTTGTAGAAGGTGCGCAAGGCTATTATCTAGATATCGATCATGGTGATTATCCATATGTTTCTTCTTCACATGCTTCTGTTGCAGGAGCATTGCTGAATGGGCTTCCGTTTAATAAAATCAGAAAGGTATATGGAGTTATTAAGGGCTACGAAACTTATGTTGGTGCAATGAAATTCCAACCATTAGATCCTATATTTGATAAATTAGGAGACTTGGGACAAGAATTCGGGGCAACAACTGGAAGACGTAGACAGTGCAATTGGTTAAATTTGGATAGACTTGTAAAAGCTATGCAAGTCAATTGTGTGACTCATTTGATTGTATCTAAAATGGATATTCTTAGAGAATTGAATTTTCAAGAAAATAATCAATATTGGAAAGTGATCATAGGTTCTATAGAGTTGCCTCTTGTAAATGAAGAGGATTTTTATATGGTTCTTGAAAATACCATCACAACTTATCATTCTTTTGACTTGAAGAATCTTCAATACAAGTACGGTCCCGATCAAGAGATAACTGTATGAGTGATTGGATAAGTGTACATGTACACGAAGATGATCCTATTTATATTTTTTGCATAAATAATGAAAAGCTAGCTATTGTATATTTCATTGGTGGACATGTAGAAAGACCTGATGAATGGGTTATTAAATTCAAAGAAGATATGCATTGTCAAGGAAATCGCACAACATTCTCTTTAGAAAGAGCCAAACAAATTGTTGAAGAACACTTCGGAGTAATATGAGTGACTTACGTAAAGTTGAAAAATTAGACCCAGAAGATCTTACATGGGCTACATTAAGAATGGCAGATTTACAAATTGGAGATATTTTTAGATTAAGTGAATCCGATACGAAATGTTTCGGAGAATTTAGAGCAGATGGTGAACCTTATAAAAATGAAGAAGGTGTTTATACTATTGTAGCCATGCCATTTGATATAGAAACTTGGACAGAAATTCCAATGAAGAAAATAAATGAATAAAATATATCCATACGAAATAATAGCCATATCAAAAGCTTATGATAAGAAAACTTCTATACAAAAAGTTTTAAAACTAGTAGAAGAAGTCGGTGAACTAGCTCAAGCAATTCTTATAAATGAAGAAGCTCATGGCACTCAGTATAGAGATAAATCACAATTTTCAATCGTAGAAGAACTTGCTGATGTTTATCTTTGTTTGTTCGCTATTTTTCCAGGATATGATATATCCGAAGAAGCTTTTAATGAAGAAGTTGGTAAAAAATTAAATAAATGGACAAACAAAATAGGATTAACAAATGAGTAGAATAATAATTGGTTATCACAATAATTGCAACGATGGATTTGGTGCAGCGTATGTTGCATATTTGCATTACAAAAAATTAGGATTGTTAGATCAAGTTGAATTTGTTCCTATTAATCCTAGAGCAACTCCTGATATAGATGTTACTGGTTGTAATGTTGTAATTTTCGATGTCTGCTTAGATAAAGAAGCATTACATAAATGGAAAGAAGTAGCAGTCTCGTTCAAGGTAATCGATCATCACGTATCAAATCAACGGGAATTTGGATATCTTGATTACTGCCATTTCGATATGACTCACTCAGGAGTTGGACTTGCTTGGCGCCACTATAATCCTGATATAGCTCCTCCGTGGTGGGTTGATTATATAGAAGATAGAGATTTATGGACAAAGAAACTTCCTATGCATGAAGATGTTTGTGCATTATTGTTATCAACTGAACCTACTTTTGAAGCTTATGATGAGATTGCTTCTATGACAGTTGAAAAAGCTGCCGAGGCAGGCAAATATATTGCTAAAGCTGATATTGCAAAAATCAATAGAGCAGTTCATAGTTCATCGGCTATTATGCGTGTATCTTTTTGCGGATTTGATAATATTCCGTGTGTTAACAATGCAAATTTCCAATCAGATATAGGCAATCTTCTTGCTAAAGATGCAGAATTTGGAATCGTCTGGTATGCAGGAGATTCAGAAAAAGATGGAAAATATGCTCAGCTTTCATTGAGAAGTATAGGGGACTTTGATGTTTCAAAACTTGCTCAACGTTTTGGAGGCGGTGGACATGCAAATGCTTCTGGTTGTAGAATTCCTCTTAAAGATTGGATGAAAATTCTATGTATATAGAATATATGATAATAGATAGAGATTTTTTGGAAAGTGAAGAATTATCAAGAGAACCTATTTGGTGTGCTTATGAATTGGAAAATTGTGGCAATAAAATTGCTATAGGTATATGTGGATCTGTTCCTATTAAATATCGTAATCAAGCTTTCTCTTTTGGAGAAGTAGATGAATTATTACATCATCCATATATTGAAGTTTCTCTAGTTAGAAAACGAGAATTAGCTAAGCAAAGAAGAGAAATATAATGAGTAAACCAGGTTATCATCTTCAAAAAATAGATAAAGGTGTATTTGGAGAATTTTCCAAAATTCAAGAAGAGCTTGATGAAGCGCAAGATGCCATATATCAAAAATGTAAAATTATGGAATTAGTTGAGCTATCTGATGTGTATGGAGCTTTAAAAGAAAAGAAGAATATGAAACAAAAACTATTCACAGTCACAGCTAATGATTGTACATGGAATTATTACAGAGGTTCGGGTCCAGGCGGACAAAAAAAGAACAAAACAAGCAATTGTGCTAGAGTTGTACATGAACCATCTGGAGCAGTTGGAAAAGGCGAACAAGGTCGCTCTCAAATAGAGAATAGACAGATTGCGTGGAAACAAATGGCGAATAGTCCAGAATTTCAAAATTGGTGTCGCAATAAATCATATGAGATTTCAGGTGATGCAGAAATTATTAAAAAGAATGTAGAATTTGAACTTGTTTCAAATACATTAGTTGAAATAGAATCCGAAGATGGATGGATTCCTGGGCAACAAATAACAGAACAAGATGTAAAAAATTCGAGGGAATAATGAGCACAAGTAAAAACGAAGAAATAGCAAAATTATTCAATAAATTAGAAAATATAGACAAAGCCGATCTTGACAGTTATTATCAAGGATGTAAAGATAGTTTTGATGAAGAAGATAGAGAAGAATTTAAAATTACAAAAGAGATAATGCATGATTTATTGGATGATTATGGATGGAAACGTATTTCCCATCTAAGAACTCCATATAAACATGATATAACAGAACATGAATGTGTCTCTAAAAGAGAAAGTGATGGAAAATATTTTGGCTACGGATATACATCCACTTATAATAATGGTATAGATTGGGAATATCTGGGAGAAGCTGTAGAATTATTTCCTATGTCTAAACTTACAACGGTGTACGAATGATTGAACAACGACCTTGGGGAACATACTCTATTTTATTCGAAAATGATAGCTGTAAAGTTAAAGAAATAACTGTAAATCCAGGACATTCTATATCTTTACAGTCTCATAAATTAAGAGAAGAATTATGGAAAATTATTAAAGGAGAAGGAGAAGTCTTAATAGATGGGCAAACTCTTATAGCAAGACCTTGGCCGATTCAAGAATCCTATTTTATTATAAGAAAAGAGGTTCAGCATCGTATAACAAATACAGAATCTGAACCTTTAGTATTTATTGAGATACAGACTGGCGACTCATTTGACGAAAATGATATAATTCGATATGCAGATGATTATGGGCGTGTATAAGGAGGTATACTATGACGATAAATTTGAACATTACTATTCACGAAAATAATATATATGAATACAGTGGTGAATACACAACTACTATTCCTGTTTGGATAGAATGGCAACTTGACGATTCTGGAAAAAGATTTTTATGTATATATGAAGATGGAAACCTTCTAGACGGATTTGACTCAGAAGAGTTTGAAAATCGTCTCAATAACGGTGAAGATTTCGAAGAAATCGCAAAAGAAATTATTGCGGAGTTGAAATTTACAAGATGAACATTTACAAAATGACATATTGGTTGGCCATGCAATCTCGCTGGTATCAAGGATGGTCCAGACTTTATAGATTTTTTAAACAGAGAAAGTATAAAACCTATTTTCCAGTTATAGAAACTACTACTGATGTAAATGAATTACAAAGAGAATTAGATAAAATAGAATATCATAAAGATGATTGGAAAGTATTGTGGGATGTTTGTCATAGTCCTTATTACTCCAGATACGTTCTAGCAAGTGCTAGAGAAAATGAACAATCAGACGATTCTTTTGATTGTGATGATTACGCATGTTTAGCGGCTAATATGTTGGATTGGCATTTTAATGCTCATTTACTAAGTGTTCGTTTTAAGAAAAAAAATAAAAAATTCAAATTTGAAGGTCATATGGTTTGTTATTTTGAAACGCCTTATGGATTTAGACATATGGGAAATTGGGGATTGTCTCCCAATTATAGATCGCTTGAAGCAATGGCTAAAGATATTGCGTATTTATCAGAAGGTACTTTAATAGGATATACAACAATGGACAAAAACTTAAAAATCATAAAGGTGTATGTATGAGTATTAAAACTTCTGCTGATCTTCAAAAAGAAATGATGGAGCGTCTAAAAAGAATGAGTATAAATACAATGTTTGAATGCGATGGATTAGAACAAGAAGAGACTTTTGAAAATAAGTTAATTCATTTATTAAATTCATATTCTATGGAAAATGGTTCGAATACTCCTGATTTTATTCTTGCAAAATATTTAATAAATTGTTTAGATAATCTTAATAAAACTGTGAAGTCTAGAGAAAAATGGTATGGTAGAACTGGTTCTTCATTAGAACAATTTACTGTGCAGCATGATCATCATTTTGATGAAGCAGATGGACGTTGTGATTGTGGAATTCATTGGGATGAATGGAACCGAGGGGTTAATAATCATGACTAAAGAATATACAGGTATTTTAGAGCCATATGAAAATACAGGAAGAATTACACTGTTATGAAAACAAAAGATATTAATGAACTTAAACAAGAATTATCTAATAGATTAGGAATACTCATAAATTCCCCAGTTGTTCCAGAAACTCAAGAAACCATTAAATATATGGTAGAAGATATTATTTTTGCAAGAGGTTTTAAACCTTATCCCGATGATATAAGAGTAGAACGGCAAGGGGACTGTTTTAACATAACAACTACATGGTGGAATATAGATGTAACAGGCTATTACATAGAATTCAAAATTGGGAGAAGTTAATGAAAGTTGAATTGAAATGGATCACTCCAAATGCTGAACAGGAAATTGTTGAAATTGCGCGTGTTTCATCTGCCAGAGAAGACAAAACATTAGAGGCATATAAGTTGATTAGATTTCTAATCAAGAATAAACATTGGTCACCCTTTGAGATGTCTAATCTTTGTTTAGATGTTGAAACGAGTATTTCTATATCAATGCAGTTATTGAGACATAGAAGTGCGAATTTTCAGCAATTATCTCAACGTTATCAAGATGTAACTAATATGTTCGATCATATATTTGAACCAATTGAATTGAGATTACAAGGAAAAACCAATAGACAAGTTTCAGAAGATTTATTATTAGAAGAAAAAGCTGCTAAGTATCAAGCACGTATTCAAGAGCATCTTCAAAATTCTCTAAATTTATATACAGAAATGATGGATGATGGAGTTGCCCGAGAGTGCGCAAGATTCGTGTTGCCGTTATGTACTAAAACCAATATCTATATTAATGGAACACTTAGAACATGGATTCATTTGATTGAATCAAGAGATGACCCTCATGCACAAAAAGAAGTGCAATTATTAGCTCGGGAAGCAAAACGTATATTCATAGAAAATATGCCTCAAGTAGCTAAAGCATTGGAGTGGATTGAATAAATTGTGAAAGCTAAAGATTTAACAAACCAAAAATTTGGTAGACTAACAGCATTAACAGTCTTTTATAAAGATGGAATACGTTGGTGGCATTGTAAATGTGATTGTGGAAATATTCATGATGTAAGTATTTTAAATTTAGGTCGTGGAACTAAAAGTTGTGGATGTTATAATTTAGAACGTTCTAAAAAAAGAAAACAATCAGATTCTCAAATAAAACGAAATGCAACTATTAGATATTACAAAAGAAATGCAAAAGTAAGAAATTTAGATTGGCTGCTATCTAATGTAGAATTTGATTTACTACAATCGCAAATTTGTTATTTTTGTGGGAAAGAACCTATTAATGGAATTGATAGACTAGACAATACAAAAGGTTATTTATTTGATAACTGTGTTTCATGTTGTACCACTTGTAACAGAGCAAAATTAGAAATGACAGAATCAGATTTTTTAAATTGGATAATAAAAGTAACTAAATACAGGAGATTAATATAATGGGAATTTACTTGACATCAGATACTCATTTTGGACATAATAATATAATTGAATACTCCAAACGTCCGTTCAAAGACGTAACCGAAATGGACGAAGCTCTCGTAGAAAATTGGAACAAAGTCGTAACAAATAAAGATACAATATATCATCTAGGAGACGTGATCTTTTCAAGAGATCATTCAATTCTAAAAAGACTTAATGGGCATATCAATTTTCTATACGGAAATCATGATAAAAATGCATCATGGAAAGCAATTGATTATGAAGAGATAAAATATAGCGGTAGATTATTTGTTCTTTGTCATTACCCATTATTGACATGGAATAAAGCAAGACATGGTTCTATACATCTTCATGGTCACATACATTCCGAAGTCCCCATTTATTCAAATGTAGCGAGATATGATGTTGGTGTAGATGCAAACAACTACACTCCAGTATCCATTGAACAGATCATTGAGGCTTTTCGTAACTTACGTGATAGTCCTATGAACCCTGACGAGCTTCCTCCCTTAGATAAATCAAGGGGAGCCAGAGGGAAAGTAGAGCCGTAGATATAGTGACAAAAAATATTTATATCTTTCCTATTAGTTATTCGAATTATAGAAGATTTAGATTTTTTATGGAGTCTTCTACATATGGTATATTTTATACCTAATTCTTTGAACAACTTTTCCATATAAGTCCAATCTTGGTCATAGGTAGAACCAATAGAGAATTGATAAAGATACTGTTCTTTATGACTATAAAAACATCCATCCCCATCTACTATGCCTCTAAAAAAATAGGGCTTCAAATTAGTAGGAATAATAGTTAGAAGTTGACAAGGACTTAGTTTTGATTTTTGATTATATCCGTAATTTGCTAATGTACTACAAAATTTGGTGTCGTTTAGTTCTAAACGCATTTGAGTTTTTCTATTAGGTCTATTCCTTATATATTTTTTGAAGTTTCCGCACATCATGAAAATATTTTCAATTTCTACCAAATCTTCTTCAATACATTCTATTCTAAGAGATTTACTTTTATTAAGAAAACCATCTGCCCAAGAAAAGCCTAACATGTACGAAAATTCTTTAGTTGATACATCCATGTACTAATTAGTACATGGATAATGCCATGACGGAGAAAAATGACTATAATACCATATAATAATCGATTAATGATAAAAGAGATTAAAGAGAATGAAAAAAAAGCTGGAGATATAATTGTCCCAAATTTTACTAAAGATAGAAAAGATATTCCAAAATTTATGAAAGTTCATATTTTAGAGATATCCGCAGGTTTATCGCCAAATTTGGTGGGAAAAACAGCGGTTATAGAAACAGGTTTTCTTGAAGAAGTAACAATTGATGGAGACTTATATCATTTTTGCCCAATAAATTATGTAGTTTGCATAACCTCAGAATAAAAGGAAAATAAATGCCTCTAAGATACGGAGTAAGTTTCCCAGCGTGGTTTCATCCAATTCATCCACCAACTCCGCCAATTCCACCACGCGTTCCAAAACAACAATTCTTTGAAACTAAAGAAGTATTAGTTCAGAGATTGTTTGTTGGTGGATTATCTATTCCAAAAGTTTTGGAAATGTTATCACATTATAATTCAGAAGAATATTTCATAAACAGCGTCGATACATATGATGCAAACTTTATGGAATTAATGAAAGAAGAAAAATATGAAGTTATAATAGATGAAAAAGAATTTCTAAAATTGCAAAAAGAATATGCAAGATCTATTAAAGACTATGAACGTTTTGAATCTGAGTATCAGGTTAGGGTAAAAAAATACCCTGGAATGGTTCTTATGCATGAAGATGCAAAGTTAAGAGAAATATTAACCAAAGCAGAAGATGAATTGGAAGATGCTCAAATAAAAGAATCACAATCTCAGCAAATTTTGTGGGAACTTAATAAGACTATAAAAGAAACAAAAGAAAAACTAACAGAGTTGCATAAACAAATTAAAGATGAATGAAAATAAAGATTCCTAAAATAGTCATAGGTAATAATTTAACTGGAATGCAAGTTGCTATTCAACAAGATGCAACTTTCATTCCAGTTTCTTATTTAAACGCTTTTGGATGGGAACATACTACGTATGATCATCATATTACTCAATTTATTCGATCTAAAAGAGTTGAAAAAGATTCCACAATAAATCATAAATATAAAATAAGCTCAAAACATGGAACAGAATTTATCCCATGTTTCTATTGGGAGCTAGAGGCATTATACAAATATATTCTGCTAATGTCTAATAGACTATACGACTCCCACAGGGTCACTAATGTCAAGCATTATTCTGATAATGTTCTGACATTAGTCTCGGCATTTGGCAATAGCTTCGAGATTGAGTTCGATACTTGCCATGTAATAAACCCTGATTATAACTGGTACGACTCTATATCAGAGCCTTTTGAATCACATGAGAGCGATTCATGTCATTTAATTTATTATTTGATTTTATCGAAAGATACAGAAGATATGAAGGGTATTCAATATCAATATGATATTGAAGAATTAGAGGAAGAATATTTTACCAAAATATGGTATTCTTCTCTTTTTGGTTCAAAAAAATTTTTGGTTGGAAATGATCCTAGAAGAAAAAAACAAACAACAACAACGCGCAATATTTGTCTTTTTATAGAAAATGTTGATTTATCAGAGATTAATGATGAGAAATATTCTGTTGCTGAAATTAGAAAAGAAATTTACAAATTATTGGGATCTAGACATAAAAGAATTGCGGATAGAATATTAAGTTTCGATAAATCTATTCAAAAGATTGAATTATCATCTAGAGTAAATGTATATGAAGATACAGATAATGTGAAATACCTGTATTATACGGATAAAGAGGAAATCTTATGCCCAAAAAATTTAGACTCATCGGAATGGCCGCAATCATACCCACGTATACTAATATCTCAATTCAAGGAGACTATGATTTTGCCATAACTTCTCCAATATATAAAAATGCTACATTGCTTGATTTATTAATTCTACATTGTAAGCAGTTAAATGCAAATTCTATTGTTTTAGTATGTAGACCAGAACAGATAGTTTATCTAAAATCAAGATATGGCGATGTTCTTTATTGGAACAGAAATGCAGAGATATATAAAACAATAACAATGTTTTATATATCTGTATCAACAAGATATTTCGGCAAATATGATTCTATTACGTTTAATCAGATCTATGGAGCACATATATTCAATAATGCAACCTTAGATTCTTTTGGAAGAGATTACGCTAATTCTTTTATACTAATTGATCCAAGATTGTTATTTGATCCTTTAACAAAAATGCAAATTTTTGAACATATTAGATCGTATTTTTATGGTTCAAAAGGAGACATGTTATTTTCAAAACAAGAAGAACGTGTTCCACATTATGCGTATTCCATATTAACAGTTGAAACGATAAAACAATTGTGGAACATATTGTCGACAACTGTGAAAAATAAACCATCTATTATAGAATTTGCCAAATTAGATTTAAAACATTTTTATGATCAAATAAAACAACCAGAAAGAATATTTGAATTATTATTTCCAATCCATCATTTAGGACAGTGGCAAGAATACGTGGAACTTCTAAGTTCCATTCAGAATGCTTCTGAAGATGAAAGGGAACTTTTATACATGAGATGTATGTTTAATAAAACTGTTTTATCCTTTAGAAGATTTTCTTTAAACAATATAGTAGATACTCCTTTTTCTCAAAAAATTGTGGAATTTAATAATTCCACAAAAGCATGGTCTAAAAGACGTTTAGAAATTAGGAAAAACAATGACAGAAAATAAAATAAAACATAATTCTATTTTTCCATGGATTGATCCTAAGAAATACAGAATTGTAGGATTCGATACTGAAACACATCTTATAACAGAGGCTGAACCTATTCCGCCTTTAGTCTGTATAACGTTTAGCGAACCTCCATATATATACGGCGGCACACACGAATCAAAATTAGAGGGTGCACGTAAACTAATAGATTATCTAGTTGATGACAATACTATTATAGTTGGACATAATGTATTTTATGATATTTCGGTTATTATTCGTTTTTTCTCTGAGTATGAACCTAAATATGAATTAGATATTCATAAGTTTTTTTGGGCAAAAATCAGAGCTGGTAAAATACGTGATACAGGTGTTACATCTAAATTAGTAGCTATTCAAAAAGATTGGTTACGCTTCGATCCTAAAATGGGTGGACCTTCTGAGTTTTCTTTGGCTGCTTTAGTTCAAAGACATTTAGATAAGCATATGGAAGGTAAAGAAGGTGAGGATGTTTGGCGTAAGCGCTATTCAGAATTAGATGGCATACCTATTGATAAATGGGAAAAAGCTGCAATTGATTATCCTATTGATGACGCTAAATTGACGAGAGATTTGTATGTTTATTTGATTCATAAGTATGACACGTCCACTGATGAAGTGTTCCAAGTCGAATCCTCTTGGGTTTTACATAAAATGGGAGTTTGGGGAATTGCTACAGATGCAGAGCGTGCTAAAATATTAGATGAAAAAGTTACGCCTATTATTAAAGAATGTCAAAAAGAATTGATAAAAGAAGGCTTTTTACGTCCACCAGAGTATTCTGTTAGACGAGATTTGTTAAAAGCTGCAATATTAGAAGAATTCGGAGATCGAACACCTAAAACAGCAGGTGGCGATGTATCATTAAGTGCAAAAATTTTCGCACAATGCAAAAACAATACGATACTAGAATATCTAAAAGCTAAGCCTTTCTTAGACGAAATTCGTGCTATAGGAAATACTTTAGGAGAATTACCTGTATCATTTCCTTTGGAACAAAAGAAAAAATTAATAAATGATTATATAGAGAAGCAGAAAAATCTCGAATATATTTGCAGCATAGGATTGGTAGATTTAGAAGAGCCTACTCAAAATAAAGAAGCAATTCGCGAAGTTATTATAGAACATTTTAGAATAGATAAAGGTAATGGAGAATATGATTATAAGGAAGTTCCTTTAACAGATGCTGCTGATAAACTAAAGTTAGAAGAATTAGTAGAAGTTCTACAAGATGTAGATAAATTGCGCAAGATGGTATCTACGGATAGAGAGACTATTCTGCAAGTGCCTAGACTAGAAAAGCTTGCAGAAATGGGAGAATTCTACAAAATCAAAACAACTTATATCCCTGTGTTTAAACAGGGTAACGTTTTGCATCCTCATTGGAATCCTCTCGTCGCATCTGGGCGTGTTTCTGTAGCCAATCCTAATTTGAACAATTTACCTAGAGAGCATGGGGTTAGAGAATGCTTTAAAGCTAGACCTGGATATGTGTATGTAACAGCCGATTATTCACAGGCTGAGTTATGTTCATTGTCACAGATTTGTACAGATCTATTCGGTTATTCTAGAATGGGAGAAGCTATTAAGGGTGGACAAGATTTGCACTTGTTATTAGCTTCACAAATTCTGAACATAACTTATAAAGAAGCAGAAGAGAGACATGTTGCGGCAAAATCTAGAGATAAGAGAAATGCAACAAAAGAAGAACTTGCTCTTGATAAAGAGATCTTAGATGCAAGACAAATGGCGAAGGCCGCGAATTTTGGTTACCCTGGAGGATTGGGCCCGGATAAATTCGTTGCGTATGCATGGACCTCTTATAAAGTAAAACTAACTAGACAAGTTGCTATTGATCTTAAAGCTTTGTGGTTAGAAACGTATCCAGAAATCTCTGAGTTCTTCTCATATGTATCTGGAAAATTGGGTAGAAAAAACAGACAAGGTTGGGCAGATAAAGAATCCTCAAAATTCGATGTTACTCAACACAGATCTGGACGAATTAGAGGAAAAGTAGGTTTTTGCGACGGATTGAATACCTTCTTTCAGGGATTGACTGCTGACGGAGCTAAATACGCAAAGAATCTAATTTCATATGAAATGCATTGTAATCCTAATTCTCCTTTATACGGTTCAAGAATAGTTGCATTCATATATGATGAAATTTTGATGGAATGCCCAGAAGACAAAGCACATGATGCTGCAATGGAACTGGTTAGATTAATGCTTGAAGGAATGAAAGTGTTTCTTCCAGATATTCCATCTAAAGTAGAGGTAGAAATGATGAGACGTTGGATAAAAGCCGCAAAAGCATTATATGTAAATGGCAAATTGGTTCCAGTTGACGCGTGACAAGTCATAAAAGGTGCATATATGCTATATATAAAGGCCAATCCTACTGATATCTATGTTCTCTATAAAAACAAGAGCGAGCTGCTTATAAACAAGAGCAAGCTGCTTATAAAGCATGGAAAAAATCCATTAAATACGAAAAAACATGTGAGTGTAAATAATGAAGAGATATTTAAGCCATTTAAGTCCTGGCGATTTTTTTCTACATAGTGGGAAAGTCTGGATAAAATCCGAACTTATTACAAATGAAAGTTATCAAACACAGGAATATTATATATTAGGACAGTTTTCTCCTCATGTGGAATTCATATATGAAGCGCATTTTGCGTGCTTAGATTTATTAAGTGGAAATGTTAGATCTTTTTCACAAACCATGCTTGTTGAAACAGTAGCCGTAGATTTGACCATTCACCAATAAGGATTACGAATGAAAGTAACTATAACAAGACTTAGAGAACTTGCTAAAATTCCGTTTAAGAAGCATGTAAATGATGCAGGATATGATTTATATTGGGCACCAAGTAATACACATGAAACATCCCCATTAATTCAATGGGAGGGAAAATCCTATTTTCATGCAATTATGATACCTGCGCATTCTTCTAGAAGGTTTGAAACTGGATTAAAAGTTAATTTTCCACATGGACATTGCTTAGAGATTAAAAATAGATCGGGCATAGCATCCAAAAAAGATTTAATAGTTGGAGCATGTATAGTAGATTCCACTTATACGGGCGAAATATTCATAGATTTACATAATGTTTCAGCTCAACCTCAGATTGTTGAAATAGGAGAACGAATTGCTCAATTCGTTATTTATGAGGTACAAAATTGTATATTTGAGGAAGTTACATCTGACCAATATACTGAATTGTTCCCATCAGATCGTGGCGAAAACGGTTTTGGTTCAACAGGAGTAAAATAATGAGTGAAAAAAAATTGTTTGTTGTTTCTAGAAAGGTTAGATCTATTGTTTTAGCAGAAAATATACAAGATGCGTGTCATGTTGCTAGTCAGAATGCTGCGGATATAATGGAAGAAGCGGATAGAGATCCACTATATTCATGGCATGCATTTCCATGTAAAAAATTACTCGATAATTGGTGTGAAAGATCTTTACCTTGGGCATCTCTAGATGAAGAATCAGAAGAACTGCCCTGTAGTCATTACTTGAATAAGGAAGCATAATGAGTTACGAATTGAACGCATTGCATAATATTTCGAATGAAATAGAGAAGCAAACCAAAAATCAAGAAAAGATAATTGATCTTCTTCAACAGCTTATTACAATGGTTGCAGCTTCTGCAATTTCAAGTCCTCTTGATTCTGTTGGAAACTACGAAAGAATGAATGCTGCAAACTACGCAGAACGTCATTTTACTAAGAACAAATAAGGAATACTATGAGAATAATAGAAAAAGAAGCATTAGCATTTAATGACATCATTATTCCCCCAAGCTACTCTCCTTTAATATCTAGATCAGAAATAAGTTTAAATTCTAAACTTTATACACGTTCTGACGTGTGTTATGAATTTAAACTTCCACTTATTTCTGCTCCAATGGATTCTGTTACTGGAGCAGAAATGTGTTATTGGATGTGGAAAAACGGAGGATTAGGCATATTGCACCGTTTTTGCTCAATTGACGAGCAAGTAGAAATGGTCAAGGCCATCAAAGCGCTCGATCAAAACGCTATAATAGGCGCAGCTATTGGTGCAAATGGAGATTATCTAGAACGTGCCAAGGCACTAGAAGAGGCAGGTATTCACATCATTTGCGTAGATATAGCACATGGGCACAGTATAACGATGAAAAAAGCATTAAAAGCGCTTTTGCCCATCTTATCTAAAGATATACATATAATGGCGGGAAATATTGCAACGAGAGAAGCAATGACTGATTCTATGGAATGGGGAGCAAATTCTGTCCGTGTAGGTATAGGTTCAGGTGCAGCTTGTTCTACATCTATTCAAACTGGACATGGTTTACCTTTATTACAGTGTCTGCTAGATGTTTGCGAAGGAGGAGTTCCTCATAATTTTACAGTTATAGCAGATGGTGGAATAAAGAAAGGAGCAGATGCTGTTAAATCATTTGCGGCTGGCGCAGATTTCTGTATGATGGGGTCTTTGCTTGCAGGAACAAAAGCATCTCCTGGTGAAATTGTAGAATTAGAAGATGGTAGAATGATGAAATCTTATAGAGGATCAGCTTCCATGGCGGTACAAAAGGCAACAGGGAAAAAGAAGATATATGAAGAAGGTGTTTCTGCCCTAGTTAGGTATACTGGAAAGATAGAAAACATTCTAGAAAAACTTGAAAATGGGATACGCTCAGGATTGTCTTATTCTGGAGCAAAAGATCTTAAAACTTTTAGAGAAAAAGTAGTTGCGCGTAGAATCACAAACGAAGCATATACACAAGCAACTCCTCATGTATTAGGAAAATCTGTATGAACATAGAGCAATTACAAGAAATAATAGATGGTTTGTATATCATCTGTGAGGACTGCGAAGGCTCAGGGAAAGATTCTTATTACAAAAGTGATAAATATCCACCGCCTTGTTATAGATGCTCAGGTGAAGGTAAAACAGTCTCTGAGTTTGGACAACAATTAATGAAATTTATTCAGGATAATATAAAGATACGTATATCTACATAATATGAAAAAGAAAACTTATTTAGACAGACATTATGAAAACTCTAAAAAAATTCTTCAAGAAAATGGAGAAAATTTAGATAAATTACTTGCATCCTATAAGAGACGATTAGAATACAGAAGACTTGTTAAAGAAAGAAAACAGAACTTAACTTTTAAAGTTAAAGTTAATTTAGAGACATATTTTAGATATAAAATGGTTGCAATTTCGGAAGATATGGCTTCTAAAGCTCTTTTAGAAGCTTTTATGAATTATTTTGTAGAGGGTGATGAGGAATTAGAAAGTTTGATAGATAAATTGTCTAATTACCATACAAAGTCTATATATATATCTACTCTTCAGAAAAAGAAAAAATTAGCTTTGATAAATAACCTAAATAAAATACACAAAATATCTACAGATTGGTGGAGAAAATATACGGATCTTAATAATGAAGAATTCGACTTTTAAAAGAAGACTCACTATTTATTTGTATGTTATGGAGAAATAAAAATGTCTAAACAACCCTTACTAACCGAAGCTACACAAAAGAGATTACTTTTGTTAGCCGGTATGTCTCATTATTCCGATGAAGTTCTAACAGAAAGCAAAAACGGTATACCTGCTGAACCCGATTATACTGGTGGTGAAAAGGCATTAAAGCCGGCCCCAGGTGCTAAGAAAACAGAAGGCGCAAAAGAACCAAAAGACGACAAGAAAAAGCTTAACGAGGAAATTCCTCAAGATGATTCTATGGCGCCTGCTCCAGTTTCTCCATCACCAGAAGTTCCACCGCCAGCACCATCCCCATTAGAAGGAGCACCCGCAGCTCCAGGTAATTCTGCAAATGTTGATTTAAAGAAATTTGCTCAAGAATTTGCAAGTTTTCTAAAATCTCAAGGTCATGAAATTACATTCACCGTAGATGGCGAAGATGTTTCACAAGATATCGGAGCAACCGAAGATGAATTTGGTGAAGTTGAACCAGAGCCAGGATTTGGTGAAGAACCTTCTCCAGAAGCTGCACCAGAACCTTCTCCAGAAGCTGCACCAGAACCTCCCGAGGCAGAACCTAAATTAGAATCAAAAGAAAGAAAAGTTGCAAGACTTGTATACGAAGAAGTTCTACGCTCACTTACCTCAAATGTTGGAAAAAAGGCAAGTAAAGTGCAAGTAAAAATCGCTCCAAAGAAATAAGCTGTAATGACAAAACTCTAAGAGAATGAAAAAAATCCCCTGTGTTTAAGGGGATTTTTTTTTGAGGGCAGAACTATGAAAAAACCCGAAGTTACTAAAGAAGCTGAGCATCTTGAAAAAGAGCTATTAGATCGCCTTACAAAAGGAAAATCAATTGATACAAACTTATACTTATTTGGAGAGGTTAATGGAAAATCTTCCCTCGATTTAATTGCAACCATTTTTGATGTTGCAAACGAACTTGTAGAAAATGCTGTACCTCATCCGTGTATTACAATATATGTAAATACAGAAGGCGGTGAGATTTACGAAATGTATGCAATTCAAGATGTTATAGAATTTGTTCAAAAACAAGGAATTGTGGTACAAACTGTAGGAATGGGGCAAGTAATGTCTGCTGGACTAATCTTGTTAGCTTGTGGAACTAAAGGTCAAAGATTCTTAGGTAAAAGAACCAGATTAATGTTCCATGAAGTCTCAAACGGAGTTTCAGGAACATTTGATCATATAAAAACAGAGTTTTCAGAAACTCAATATCTTCAAGATCAATACATTGATACAATTGTTAAATTAAGTAAAAAAAGTAAAACTTTCTATAAAAAACTTTTGGATAAAAAAAATAACCAATATTTTACAGCAGAGGAAGCTATATCCTGGGGATTAGCAGATAAATTACTCTAATAAGTATTTAAATGACAGATAGTATTTAGGGTCTATTACATATGATAGAGACGTATAGCTTTAGAGCTAAATGATATTTTCGAATATCATAGGGAATTAAAATAATGACTAAAAACAAATCAAGCGAAAAAAGACATAATGAAATATGGTCAAAGCAACGAATAGCTAAAGCCGTACAGATTTTATCTCAAGTTTCCTCTGTAGAAGAAGCTGCGACAATCTTAGGAATCACGTCCAGATCATTACGTCGCGGATTTTCAAATGCAGGTATGTTACAACCGGCATCTTATCTGCCCTATAATGCAGAGTTGTCTAAAGCAAAAAAAGAAAAAATTGTCGAACATTACTCAGATGTTGGCGGTGGATTAACCGCACCAGAAATTGCGATTAAAGAAAAGATACCGCTGGACGATGTTCAGAAATTTATAAAAGAAAAGAAGTTGACACATAAATCGTTACCTACAATAGATTCTTCACTATTAGATTCTGAAAAAATGAAGAAATCTATAGAAATAAGAGAATATAAGCTTAAAGATAAGCTTACAGTTATGGAAGAAGAACGTATTCGATCAGATGCTGCTAAATGGCAAAATTGGAAGCAAAATATTGGAAATGCTTTATTTAAATTATTGGAAAAAAGTATTCCAAAATATTCTGTTGAAAAAATAGAAGTTGAACCTTCTAAACCCTTTATAGCAGTTTTATCTATTCAAGATTTCCACTTAGGAAGATTTGCTTCTAAATTAGAAGTTGGAAAAGATACTAATATTGAAACTCAAAAGAGACACATTATTGAATGTGTAAAAGATCTTATAAATCAATTAGCTAAATTCGGTAGACCAGAAAAAATCCTCCTAAGTATCGGAGGAGACTTTGCCAACTCTGATAATGCTAAATTGACTACAACAAATGGAACTGCACAAGATTCTATACCTTCTCATACATTGATTCAAGTTGAATCTTCAATGCTTTCTGTTCAATTAGTTGATTTATTGAGACAAGCTGCCGATGTAGTAGAATTGGTCCCAACAGGTGGAAATCATGATAAAGATACATCAGTATCTCAATTTCTATTTACATCAGCATGGTTCAAAGATTGTCCAGACGTGATCACCTTCTTCGACACCGAAGGTCAAACATTAGCAGGGCGCCAATACCGTCAATATGGGGCTAATCTCATAGCCTTTGCCCATGGTGACGGCGCTAAGATCAAGAATATGCCTACAATCATCGCAAATGAGGCTAGAGAGCTTTGGGGCGTGACCAAGCATACAACTGTATTAACTGGGCATCATCATTATAGAATTTCACAAGATTTATTCGGAATGCAACATGTGCAAGTTCCTTCTCTAGCTTTGGATGACAGATGGAGCTATAGTAAAGGTTTCCAAAATGAAAAAGGTCTAACCATAGTGCTTCTTGATAAAGAAAAAGGATATATGGCTGAGATTATGGCGCACTCTGTATAATTACTACAGTTGGAGATTCACCTATGGCCGATAATATACAAGCTATTTTTAGTAACGAAGTTAATCCTTCTTCCAAACAAGATTATCTTAATACATTATTTTCTAAATATTTAATACCTAAATTGGGAATGTTTAGAGAAGTAAAAGAAGATATTTATGATAGATTTAGAAAAACAGGGACAACAACTAAAGCTAGATGGCATGATAGACATAATAATGCATTTTCATTAAAATGTTTTAATCATGGTCCATGGTTTTTAGTTGTTTATCGACCAAACTCTGTAGAATACGGAAAAGAAGATGATACAATAAAATATTATGAAATTCCTCAGTTCGAACAAATGGTTGATCAAATGGTCTTAACAGAAAGAGAATTATTTGGATGATAACAAAAGAAATAAAAGAGAAATATTTAAAAGAATTACTTGCTGGTACAATAAAACATCTTCTTGAAAAAGAAGAGTTATCAGAAGCAGAAGAATTGTTTCTAAATGAATTAGATGCTCGTGGTATTGATCGTCAGATCTCTACTCAACGAGCATCTAACTTTAAAAATTACAACAAACACGTAACTGATTTGGTCACAAAAGGCATATCTCCTGAATTTGTTGATTTTAATAACGGTATAGCTACATTTACTATACCGTCTTCTAAAGAGTTCAGTTCTGATCCTGATGCTCCAAAAGAATATGAATTGGCTATTCGTTTTTACGAATGGAACAAATTCTTTGATGATCCAATGCTTCCTATGTTTAGAAGAGTTGATCGTTTGTTAAAAGGTAACTTAGGTATTGCTTGCGGTTGTCCATCTTTTAGATACCATTTTGGTTATCAAACTTATCTAAAAGGATCGGATGTTTATGATTCTGAAAATTCTCATCTATCAATTAAAGATCCTGCGCTCTTGACAAATCCTAAAAACGTGGGTATAGGATGTAAACATCTCATCAGATTGATGAATCCTTATAACTACAGACTATATATTGGACCAATGGTTATGAAAGCTATAGCAGAAAAGTTACCAAATAATGGTAAATCTAAACAAGAAACTTTGCCATCTGCTCCAGCTTCTAAACAGAACGTATATCCTAGTTATAAATTGCCTAGAGAATTGAAACCACAATAAGGAGAAATATGAAAGTTTACAGTGCTGATTCCGATTTTGACGTTAAAGTAGCAAAATCGTTGAATTTATTAACTTCATATGTTTTAGCAACATATGGACCTTTTGGAAAGAATATATTATTGACAAAAGATGGAACAACTTTACTAACAAAAGACGGAGTAACTGTTGCAAAATCTATAACATCTAAAGATAAAACAGAAAATGCTATATTAGATATAATGAAGCAAGTTGCGGATAAAACTGTTAAAGATGCAGGAGATGGAACAACTACATCAATCTTATTTTTAAAACATTTTGTTGAGAAAATAAAAGCAACAATAACTGCTTTTCCTTTTATTCCATCTACTAAAATTAGAGAAGTTTTTGAAGAAGAATTAAAAATCTTCTTAAGAGAATTAGAGAACTTTTCAACAGATGTGAATTCTAAGGAATTGCTAACTCATGTGGCTTTCATGGCTTCTAACGGTGACAAACTTATTGCAGATTTAGTCGCAACGTTGATTGACCAAGTTGGCGCAACCGGCTCGGTATCTATAAAAAATTCTAAAACAGGAAAGACCTATATAGATATTGTAGAAGGTTTGAAATTTAAATCCGCAGTAGCTTCTGCATCATTTTTAGACGATTTACAAGAGAAAAAAATTCTAACAGATTGTGTTATAGTTGTATCTAATACAACTATTAACCTATCAGATGATCTAATAAATCTTCTAAGAGATTGTGTTGAAAATAAAAAATCATTACTGTTCGTATGCCCCAATATGGACGAAAAAGCATTATTGACAATTATCACGAATGTCCAGATGAAAAGAGGACTACAATGTTGTGTAGTCTCTCCCTCTTATTTAGGAATAGAGAAATTAGAGGTTTTTGAGGATGTTGCTTTAATAGCAAATACCTCTGTCAACACTGTTCAAACATTGACTAGAACGAAAGTGAGTGAATGGGGTTACGCAAAGACCGTCGAGGTGACACGCGGCTCGACCATCCTAATCGACGCAGCCGCTAAGCCTGAGATTCTGGACAAAGCAATCGAGGGCCTACGTGGTAGGCTACAGGCCGAAGAGGACGACGCTACCAGCAAGCGTCTCGCGTCACGCATTGACCGCTTGACCTCTACACTCGGCATATTGAATATAGGTGGAGCAACCGATGCAGAAATTATAGAAAAGCACCATCGTGTTGAGGACGCAATAGAATCGTGCCATTCGGCCATGCGCAAAGGAGTTGTGCCGGGGGGCGGAAGTTCACTCTCTCATTTGGCTGTTATATTCTCATCCAATACCGGGGACGCATTAGTTGATTATGTACGTAATGTAATACGCTTCGTTTGTAAACAACCTGCGGCACTGCTCTACAATGGAAACAATGAATTTGTTCAAACAGAAAATCTAAAGATAAAAAAAGTCTTAGATTTAAGATCAAATTCTTTTGTTGATCCCATTGAAAATGGTTTAGTGGAAGCAGTTTGGACGATTCAATCAGCTATGTATAATGCATTCAGTAGTGCTTGGTTACTATGTCAATCATATGGTTCTGTAATAGAAGAATAAGGAGTTTAGTATGAGTGAAGAAAAGAAAGAAGTTGAAGTTAAAGTTTATTTATCTAGTTTAGATAATGTTTTGAAATTTATAGAATGTTTTAATCTAAGTGATTTGTTTTTCAAATTACAAGATTGTAAAGATGTTTTATTAGCCAGACCTTCAAAGGAAGCATTAGATGACTATATAAAAGCATCAAGTGTATTTTTTGAAGTAAATTCCAACCTAATCACATTAGCAGATGCGTACCTTGAAGCTAGATTAGAAGAAATTGTCTCTTAATATAATATAGAAAATCTTAAAAGGAAAGGCCAGCAATTGCTGGCCTTTTTATTATCTTTTTTAGAGGAGAAAAATTAGTCCCTTAACAAACCTTTCTTTCTTGCATAAAAATAGTTCATGTCTTTGCGTGCTTTCAAACGTAACTCTAACTCTTCATGTTCATCGGTTGATTTATTTGGACAAATATAAGACTCGCCATCCCATGCAAGCTCGGATCTATGATATACATTTCTCATACCCCCATTTACTAAAACTCTGGTTCCTACTCCTCTAACTGTGGAGTATTTCCTTTCATCTCTTCCTCGTTTTTGATAAGGAGTAGGGGAATGCGTAATTGCTGTTGGATTGTGAGGATCTTTCCAATTATACAGTTTATAATTTATTGTAATTCTTCGAGCATTTTTTATCTTTATTTTGCCTCGACCTTTTTTCGGTGGAAGCTCTTTATACTCTGGAACAAGTTCCGCTTTACAGATGTCACACTTCATTTTACACCTTATATGCTATCGAGATCTGCCTCTTCATAGCCTCTAGTTAGATCTTCTGTGTCATATAAATCTTCGCTATTAGCTGCTTTATCTGTAAATTCCACAAGATCAACAGAGACTTCATCCTCAAACGCTTCGCCTTTCATATCGAAAGTAGCTAGTGATTCGGCATGTCCTGATGACATTGATATAAAATATTCATTAGATCGTTCATCGTATACGAAATAATCTAATTCATATAATTTAGTGGTTTTTCCTGCATTCTTAAATGCGTCTTTCAATTCTTTATAAATAAAAGGAAAATCCTTTTTTAGTTTAGATAATGATGTTACTTTCTTAGTTGTCATAATGAGCCCTCAGAGTTAAATAGGGCAACTTATTTTCAAGTACCCTTAGACTCATTAATCACTGTTTTAATTTTGTCAACAACATCTGGTCTATCTGCCCGAATTAAAATAACAGTATATTCTCCATTAGAAGGAGCCATTTGCTGAATGGTCATCCCTGTCTCTATAACTTTAACTATATCTATATCTGATAGTTTCAGATTGACAAGAAGATTTATTTCTTCTTTAGAAAGAATTATTTTTGTAACTTTTTCTTCCGACTTATTTGAGGTATAAAGTAAATGCAAACTAACAACTATTTCAAATAAGAAAAAAGCTAAAATTATCCAAGCTAGTACATAGCTGGTCAAAGGTATTGCAATGAATAATGCGAGATAAAAACCCGATGCAGCTAAAGTAATATGGGCTATTGTTTTCATTCATTACCTACACATATATTAACAGTGGGAGTAGGGCATTCGCAAACAGGGTCTTCACAAACTATATCCGTTGCATGACCTTTCTCATCTTCTTGAAAAAAATAACAGCAATAGCCATGAACCTTTTTGCAGTGTTCTCCTTCATCCAATTCAGGATTTGGAATGACACAATCTATCTGTTGCAAACAACCTGTAAAGAGTAGAGCAGCTAATGTAAATATTTTCATTGTACGTCTTTATCCCAAGTTAAGTCAATGCTTGTAGAACAATATATTGCATATGTTTTACCACCATCGGAGGAATATCTTCCATTAGTATCGTTAATGGTGCAAGTTATTCCAAGATCGTTAAAAGCAAATATAATAAAGATTCGAGGAATCTCGCGCAAAGCTAATGAAACTTCAGCATAATCGCTATAAAGCGTCTCATGCCAACGTCCCTCTTTTGCTATAGCTCGTAATCTTGGTAAATATCTTGTGGCAAAACATTTAGCTAATTCTTGAAGATAAGTTAAAGACGGACCATTTTTCCAAGCATAAAATTTTTTATATTCTTCTGCTTCTCTTAGTCTTCGACTTTCCTGAGCTTTAGCCTTTCTGGCTTCATTTGTAAGAAGCCTAAGCTGCTCACCAATGTTTTCAATCATTGATAACTCCTTTTATCAGTCGTTTAGAGCCATCATCTTTATTCCTCATGTTTTTCCCTATATGAAATCCATCACAGTACATACATTTATATATCGAAAACCATACTTCATATTTCTTCATCATAGATTGAGAGGCTTTAATAGCTTTCTCTTTTGTAGGATAACTTATTTTTTCTTTACCATCACTTCTAAAGTGACTTCGTTTACTAAAAACTCCAAAAATATTTCTATTTAGAACATTCTTTATAAATCTTTTTAGAGGCATCTGGTCTTTCATACAAAGACAAAAATTTCTAATATATTTATATATCTGATCTTTCTTTCCCATGCAGACCACATTCCCAACTTGCTTTTATTTCTTTTTGAAGAGACTCAGATTGTAGCTCGTTTACTTTTAACAAAAATTCTTTATCTGCAAGAAGTCTACGAATAGTTTTACCCATCATTAAAACTAATACAGACATTAGAATTAACATTAAGGATAATGCTGTAATCATGCCATGGCCTTTTTATTAGTCATAAAGGAATCCTTGAAAATATTTTCAAGAGATTCTCCTGCACTTGGCAACGGCATACCCGTTGCTTTAGCCATTTGCAAATTGTAGGAAACGACCCCTGTCAGCCAATTTGTTACATTTGAACAGACCTTTTGCACTTCTGCTTGAGGCGCTGCACAGATTAGAACCCCTAATATTTCTGTAAATGACCTGCATATATACTCAATTTTAGTAGCTTGGGAGTCGGATGGCCCGCAAACTTCTTCGGTCAATTCGAGTGATTTATATGCAAGTTTTTCAATAAGCGCATCGAGTTTATCATTATCTAGTTTTGCAGACATTGTATCTCCTTATTTCGGGTCAACCCATATCGTAACATTATCAGGAGTTTCAACATACGGTTTAGTCATATCGACTGCCATCATATCTACTCCAATCAATCCACGAGCACGAGCTTCTTCAAACCAAATAGAAGCGTCCTGCTCACCTTGACCTTCATACCACTTTATAAATTCCATAACCTGGGATTTTGAGCGAAAACCTTTAATGATAAGGTCAAAGTTTTTTGTTTGTGCAGCCATATTTTATCCTTGGAACATCCACCATCGGTCAAGTTGTTCATTAGTGTCAAAAATAGCACTTTCATATTTAATCTCTAAAATAGAGACATATTCTGGCAAGTTAGCTACCAAATCATCTACAATCTCATCCAATTTTGCTTTTTTCATGAGTTATCCGTTACACAGCATCAAATGAGATGTCATCAATAGGATATAGAACTAGTGTAGAGTTCTTTTTGGAATTATATGTACCTTCGCTAGAGGGGTCCAAAAAGACCTCCTCGATAAGTTCAGCATTTTCATATATGAGCAGATGTCTTTCGGTTGCCCATTCTAAACGTTTACAAAATGCATTAGCAACTGAAATGCCTACTCCAAAGCTCTGATAAGCATGGAACAATTTGGATTCACATTGACATGCGTGCAATTCTTCTAAAAGAAGACGTATTACTCGTTTACCTGCATCGGGATGCATCATACTATAATCAGGAATGTCATAAAAATTCATATAAATTGACCGATGTTCTTTATCTATATGAATATCTGTATTAAAATGTCCGCGATTAATTGATAAGAAATTATCAATTGAAATCATTATCATTTGACGAACGCCATCACGTTTATAATTTGGGAGATACATTTCTGGACGCATTTTAACAGCGTCTAGCCCTTTAAGGACTTTAATCTCATGTTGAGGATATTGTTCGTAATCCATATCAGGCATTTTATTTTTTCCTTTAGCAGATTGAATCTTAAACGAAAAGGCGGCCAATTGGCCGCCTTATGTCATTCAATTATATTACAGATCAATCGTGCCTTCCCACGGCGTCTGCAATTCGATTCCTTCTTTGGTAAGAACCAGCTTAACTCCATCACGGGCAAGCTCGTGATTTCCGTTTCGCAGATGACGATAAGTTGCCTTATCTCGCCAAGAAGGTGCAGCGTCGTAACAGAAATTCTCGATTTCTTCCAGAATGGCAAGAACTGCATTCTGATTTTCTTGAACAAAGACTGCAAGCTCACAGGGAGCATTGGTCAACATATCGATGGCGCGCGAACGTCCACCCTTTTGCTCGGTATACGAGACAATGCGCTTCACGCTCTTATTGTACTTCGGCTCGAAAACCTGTCCATAAACAGGAACCTTATAATCTCCCTTGGAGAAGAAGTCCTTCGGACTGCAAAAAGCATATCCAAAGCGGACACTTCGGGTAGGGGAATTGCGATCATTGTCCATTTGATACGCAACAGTAACTCGGCCAGAGCCCATACCAAAATAATGGAACTTGACACGATCCTCGAAAGTAACTTGATCACTCATGATTATTTCCTTTCCGGTGAAAAACCGGCTCACTCTCACTTACGTAATAGGTCCGGCCGAGCCTCTGTCAAGGGCTTTGTTGCCGATTTGCGTGTAGCCTTCAAAACTTCTCTAAGCTCTTTAATCTCTGTTTCACTTAATTCATGTTTAGTATGATTGCGTTTATGGAAAAATAAGTGAATAAATACACAAAGCGCAGAACATAAAAGAACATGAAAAACTATTTCAATTAGCATTGTTATTCCTTGTATTAATCTAGCAGCAAACCGTATTGAGTAACTACTTCATCTGTAGCAGATTCTTTAATAATAAAGGTCTGTCTTACACCTTTCTTTTCAGAAAGCTTTGATGCTATCGTTTGCAACTCTGTAAGAGAGTTCGATGTTCTCAAAATTTCTTCAGTCAGTTCGTTTATTAAAATATATTTAGCCTTGTCCATATATTGTCTCCTGTTATAATTAGATAATTCCTTTTTGTTTCAAGATATTAAACGTAGACTCCAGTAGCTTCTGATCATTTTTGCAAAAATATGCAGTTTTTGTAGAAATAGCTGGAGCAATACCTGGACTCCATGTAATAGTAGGAGTGGTATCTATAACTGGTAAATTCGCAGGAATTGGCGGATTTGCGGGAGCTGGATTGATAGACGATATTATTTGTCCCCAAGTTTGAGCAGCAGGAACAATAATTGGATCTATAGGAGTATACGAAATATACTTTCCATTATCAGTTTTAGATATACGAGTAGGATCGTAATTCTTCATATATAAATGAACAAGAGATTTAATTCTAGAATGTTCAACTTGAACAAATTCCTCTCCATATTTATTGACATAAACATCCGAATCATTAACATCTTCTGGTCGAAGATTTAGTTCACGGACTGCAACCGTAACATCCCATGCACTAAACGTAACTTTCTGTTCTATAAAAGTGTCGATTAGACCAATAACAGCTTCGTGTAAGTAATTCATTTATTTCCCTTTATTTGCACTCTAACAGGTGCGTTATGTGTATTTGCTCATTTTTATAGACAATAAGCTCATCATGGTATAATCCACAATCACCAGCTCTTGCCCAAGTTGAATCATATCCAGAAGGTGGGGAACCTGTTCTAGAAGGATTATACATTTTACCCATTGCAAAATTGCATATAAATAACCATCCACTTGGAGCAGTTGCTCCACCCCATCTACCAAATGTATATCCTAATGCTTTAGTTGATTGTACAGCGCCATAGACACCGTTACCAAACATTTTACCCGCAATATATGCGGTTGAAGGAGGAGAAACCTTCATACCTGATTTAAGAATACTTAGCAAGTTTGCTTCCGATGTACCATGGAATACTCTAGTCAAATTACCCAGAGTTTTACCTGATTTATCAAATGCGTCACTGTTATCTTTTATATCAACGATATAAGCGTTCTTAATGCGAACATTATCATAACCATGAGATTTTCTCTTAGAATTTTCAAACCATTTATCAATTTCTTTGAAATCTGGATGAGAATTTTCTAGAGTGTCCAGCTTTACGTTGAATATTTGTTCTTCTACAGAAGAATCTACTTTACTTTCTTTAACAGAAGAAGTAAAAGATGTGTAGGATGCTTCAAGCGAATCGAGCGTGTTAAGCTCTTGCATAAAATCCATAGAATCTACAAAGTGCTGAACTTTGGTCATACCAAAATCATGTGGTATAAGCATAAGATATCGATTTATCGCTGGTCCAAAATGCTCATCTTTTCCATTTTCTTTTTGAGCTTTTATAAGTGCCAAGAGATTTCTTGCTTCATCAATAGACGCTGGCGTAACAATGCCCAAAGGTGTACTGAATAGACCTGTATTTACGTCATACGTAATTTTCGTAGAAGACGTAATGTTATGAATATTAGACATTGCAAGTCGTTCAATTAGTTTTTCCAACTGAGGAGAACTAAATTGAATTTGCTTTTTAGCAACTTCTTTTACATCTGATACGACAGATACAGTTGTCTTATTTGATTCGACAGCTATACCGTCAAATTCAATATAACCTTTCTTTTTCTTTTCTTTGATTTTTTTATCTAGAAAAGATTGACCGCCAGGAAAAGGACCTTCTGCTTGTCCAGCGTATCCAACTCGTCCATATAGAACAAAAACATTCCCATCATCGTGAAGGTCGGCATTCCAGAATTTATTATTGTTCCCATCTATATTGGAACAAATCATTCTAACTGTTTTTGTTACTGCCATATTAAGGACGCACACCTTTTATAGAAAGGACCATATATTCAGAAGGATTATGTTGATCAACCATATGAATCCAATTCAATTCTCTAGGATCAACTAAGCGAATCTGCTCTTCGTCGGAAGATATTTCTATAAAGTAATATCTTCCAAAGGAATCTTTGTCACCATTTGTATAACCTGTTAGGACCCTTTCAGACCCATCTTTTTTATTAAAAGAAACAGTTATAATTTCGTTTACATTTTCTTCTAATACATTAGCAAGAGTAGTTTTGCTAACATTTTCCATAAGAGCATATCTAGGAAGAGACGTTCTATTTAGATCGACATATCCATAATCTTGATTAGCTTTTAAAGCTTCAATAAGAGATTTAGCTACAATGTCTTTTGCAAGACCCATAGGATCTAACGCGACTTCGCATTTAGAAATAATTTCAATTTTATTGTCTTTATTCTTTTTCCAAATTTTTATCGTCATTGTCTTTTCCTTTTCTTGTTCGTGACGAAACAATGATTTTTCATTGTTTCCCAAGAAGAACTCATGATTATTTCTCCGCAGGACCTTTAACTAAAGCCAATGTTCCAACAATTAGATCTCTAGTTCTTTTAATAGGAAAACCAAAAGTCAAAACTCCTACTAAAGATTCTAGTATTGTTCCAGAATATTCTTCTAAACGAGAACCGGATTTCATGTTATTATAAACTTTACGTAATTGATCTTTTTCAAATTTAGAAAGTTCGATCACTCCTCTAGAATTTGAATTCAATATATAATCATTGATATACCATAATGCTTTTTCAAGATCAACGTAAGTTGATCCTTTATAGGGAGCTCTACAAATATATTTTATAGCGTTACCTAAATCGAACGCAGCACGATCTGTCAACAAATCGATAAGTTCTATTGTCTCTATTTTAATAGATTCTTGATTATAGTGAGATGGATGATTTACTTGTTCTGTCATTTTTACCTCAAGGCCAATCACAAACTGTCCAACTTATATCAGGATAATTTTGAGAAATTTCTAGCAAAACTTCTTCTGTCTTGTACCAAGGTACACCAAAAAGACCTGAGTTGAATTTGTTCGAATATACATCCGACACCCCTAGCATACGCGCCATTTCGAATATGTCAAGCACGGCTGTTTTTGTAGAGGATATAATCTCATTTACAGAGTCAACGTCTGATCCAAACGCATAGGACGTAAATAAACATCCAATGCGTCTATCAGAATCGTGTACCACAAGTCCTGTACCTAGTAAGGTTTTACCATCTCGTTCACAAATTGCTCTATATTGGGAGGCAGCTTCTGGGTATCTATCCCTGAACACTCTAGCTATTCCTGATCCCCAAACTCCTAAACAATTACAAGCATGTACAAGCATTGCTTCTTTTGGAGCATCAAAGAGATCCATTTTCTTTATTTCAATCACCAGTTTGTCCTTTTTATAGCTTCTAACAGTCTAGTGTGCACATCTTCTGTTCTATGTTCATCCCATTCTGGTCCACCTTCTTTTATAATTTTTTGAAATAAAGGTAGATATTTTTGTTCTACATGAAAACTTATTTGACCAGTATCTAAAACTAGACCAAGTATAGGCCATCCTGGTAAATGATGTCTCCAATACGCTCGATCTTTATAAGTTAAACATAATAATATAAATAACAGAGTTCTACTCTCGTAGAGTTCTCCAAATGTATGAAAACCATCACTTATAAGTGATGTATCAGTCTCTTCATTGATTAGATCATCTATTGTTATCATGGATAAATTACCAGTCCATCATATTGATTAAATGCTTTTAAAGCGAGAACTGCTTTGTTTTTGGCAACTTCAAAGGCAGCTTCTTCATATTGATTATACCCATCTGAATCAACATAAAAATATTGGATAGATTTCCATTCTTGAGAGGTTTTCGTTTTTCTTAAAAACTTCTTTTTAGAAGTTACGGTCGTTAATTTTTGAAGAGAGAACATTGGATGAGGTCTATATTCTGATATTTCAAATACGACGCGATATACTGGTGATTTTTCTGTACTCATAGTTTCACTATTGTTCCTTTTGTATTTATTGCTTGTTCAGTATCGGTTTCTTCATTGAAAGAAATTATAATAACTGGTATATTTAATTCTTTTGCTTTTTGAATAGAATCCCGTGTTCCATTTGATACGCCATTCCTTAACGAAGATGTACGCCCTGTTTGATGTTTGTATATACATTTTCTATCCATTCTATGAACTCCTTGTAGGACATATCTACTGCCTATCACACCAACTTTCATTAGTCTTTCTCAACAATCCACATATTAGGATCATTTCGTAAAAGAGCTATTACACTCTTCCATTTGTCATCAGGATTCATATCATTAGTTTCAGCTAATGTATCAAATTGATGACGATTACAACCTGCCCAAATTCTAACATTTTCTGGAGGAAGTTCAGATTCTTTATCATAAGAAAATTCCTCAATTTCCGCAGAGTCGGGTTCGTAATACTCTGTCACTTCATTATAAATCGTCTGTCCAGTAATAGTTAATTGTTTTTTCTTACTTTGTTTTTGAACACGATTATATTCTTCACAAAGAACTCCTAAACAACAGAACTTATATTCTCCATTTGCAATATACGCAAGTCTGCTGGTGCCTTTTGTCATAACACCTGATTCTAAAATATCTGCTAATCTAAATGCTATTTCTTTTTTCATTAGGTTGCCTTTGTTATTATGTTGTTAACAATTTCAAGATGAACTGTTTTATTTTTATTAGTCTTTGAGGGATCAGATCGTTTCCCATCATATACATCTATATGAAACTTGAAATCATATTGTTTAACGATTCTTTGCATTTCTGCAACAGTTTTTCCTTGAATAAGGGAACAAATTTCTTGTTTAGAGTATTTCATGGTATTTTACTTTCTCTAATTTCATAGTATTTACAATTATCCATTCCTGGCAAAACCTAAAACATATGATATCATATTTGATCCTTCATTTGTTGTTTTTTTCTTTGAATAGCATTTGCTAAAATCTGTTTTTTATGATTTATTAAATCATTACTTATATTCGTATAGTGATAGAAATTATGCTGTTCAAAAAAATCTGAATCATCTGGCAAAATGTATCCGCCATAACTGGCTATTCTTTTGATTTTGCCATATTGAATTTTTTCATAAATATATTGTTTCATTATATAGCATAATGAGCATTTACAAATTTTCCAATTATGAGAAGAATGATCTTTTTTTATCCGAAAGAATAAGCCAGCTATAATTGTCTGATGTTTATCAGCAACAAGCTGGCTTATTCTTTCATTAAGCTTATCTAAATTATCCATTTAGGAGTAAACTAAAATCACCGGAAAGAGCTTTTTCAATAACTTTTTCTTTCTTTTTAATAGACTCGATAGCTTTTTTACGTTCTTCTACTTTTGCTTTTGACCAATTTTCGGATACAAGTTTACCATCAGCATCATAAGATTGAACATCTGGCTTGATCTTTTTGAATTCATTTCTCGCTTTGTTACAATCTTCAACTGCTTTGAATAGAAGATCAGTACGTCTGGTAACTTCTAAGTTTACAAACTGATCAACAACAGCATTAGATATTTGCTTGGTAGCATTAGAAATTTTCAGTGCAACTGTTTTATTCAATTCACTAAGAACATCTGCATTTGCATCTTGTGTAGTATCAAGTTCTGGATTTTCTGTACTCATCATTTATCCTTTAGGTATCTCTTTTGGTTTTGTAAACTGCGACAGTTACAGGAAAACGCGGAACTCCATCAGGAGTATATTGGAAGAATTTCACTGTACCTTGTCCGCCGATATAGCTCTCTGCGTCTATAAGCAGCTTCGTATAGTAGTCAACCCCACCCTTGATTCCTGATCGAAATAGACGCCCATCTGGCAATTTGTACGTTATTGCGCCGGCCATGCCTGAGCGATTGCCGCTGCCTTCTTCGATTTGTACAATATCGAACTCCGCGTCTTGGAACTCCTTGCGCTTTAAGAGCTTATTTGTTCTCTTGTTTGCATAAGGAGAATTATGACGAACAATTTGTCCTTCATAACCTTGTCCAATATATTGTTCATAAAGCGCATCTAAAGTTCTTTGATGAGGTATGTGAGAAGTTTCTACTAAATGTAGTATTCCTTCTTCAACTATTTTATCGAAGAATAATCCTGCTAAAAATTCCATTCTACCAAAAAAAGGAGTCTTATCAGGTTCAAGCAGTAAGCAATCGTATATATGATACTGAATCAGTAATTCTGATTGTTTTAAATCTTCGGGCGTTGGTTTTGATTGTTTCGCTAAAGACATTATCTTATTAAAATCATCCTTTAATTGATGATTATATATTTCTCCATCTAAAATTAATCCTGGGTACAAATCAAAAATAGGAGAAAGAGCTTCCAATATATGTGGACAAGATATGATTGGTTTGCCTTGACGGCTCCAAAGACCATCTTTTTTAGCTATACATCTCATGCCATCCAATTTCGGCTGACAATAAACTCCTTCTGCATATTCTTTAGGAGTAATTGGATGATCATTATAATCTTTTGCTAACATAGGTTTGAAGAAATTATCTTCATCTATATCGTCAATTGATTGATTATAATTACCTTGAGCCAATTTCTTTTTATATTGAGATTGAACTTCTGCATGAGCTTGATCGTCAGGAGAAGTTTCATTCTTTTTTCCAATATTTTTTCCTAAACAAGATGTCCATTCGGTGACAGTAATTTTACCGTCCAGTTGTCCAGAAAAAGTTCTATATTTAGAACCTTCCTGTTCCATATACCAAGTCTGAGTTGCACCAGTTGCAGTCTTTTTGTAGAGAGTTGGGAATATCATGATTTAGATATGTTCCTTTGTTCCATTTCCGAAAGTTCTCTTTCTATTTGAAGTTTCTGTAATCTTAGTTTTGCAAGAGCTTCTTCATGTTTAGACTTTTGGTCCGATAACCGTTGGTGCTCTCTATACTCATTCCATGCAGCCATCTCCTTCAAATAATTATTTTTCAACTTAATTGAAGGATCAATAACATACAAACAAACATTGTCTGATACATCATAAGAATCCACCAAAGGATGACTAGATGTCAAATGAATATGAGATCTTTCATAGAATCTTCCAGATTCTTTTAATTGGGTTAAAAATTATTTATTTCTTTATCAAAGCTATCAAGAGAATAACAATCTACGTTAACTAACGTAATGGCTTCTGGATCATCCATGTCATCTAGTATTCTCAATACAGGAGGATCGCAATGCCAAATTTTATCTTCAGAGTAATTCGGAGAATTTGGTTGTTTAATCGGCCGGTCTATAATCAAATTTCTATCGTTTTTTCCTGTCTTCATATTTTCTCACCAAGTCTGATTAAAGCGCTAATATAATTTTGCATTCTTATCATATCTTTTTCTGTAAGATTCTTATTCTTAAGACGCCATACTTGAAGGTTATCTTTGATATCTTCGATTTTTATCTTTCGTGCAACAACTGAATTGGCAACACGTTCTACTCGTTCTGCATATGTTTCGCCTTCACGCTTTGTTAAAGCGTCAATAGCCTTGCATTGAGCAGCAGTAAATCCTAGTTTAAGAAGATCATCAATAGTAAATTGAGTGTCTTCAATAAGATCATGACATATTGCCACAATCATTTCATCTTCTGAATCCATCTTCTCCATAACTCGGAGCGGATGCCTTATATAACTGTTTTGTCCTTTATCTTCCTGTCCAGCATGTCCAATAACTGCTATAAGAAGCGCTTTATCCAGCGTAAGCGGACCTTCCAATATGGTTTCTATTTTATCAAATATTTGTTTGAGTAACTTTGCTTTGTCGTACATTTGATCTCCTTAGACCATGTATCGATTACAAGTATCAATAACTGATTTATTCCAGTCACATGCTTTAGCTTGGATTAGCTTATTAGTTTCTATTCCGCCTATTTCTAGGGCTTCTATTTTATTGATATCCCAGCAAATATCGAATATATATGCCTTCAATTCTGAGGCAAGTTCTGAGTAAGTGTGTGCGGCACACGTCTCTATATTATGAGTAATATCTACGAATTTAGCTTGGTCACCTTCTGCCAAAGCCGTTTCAGCGTCATTTACGAGAACCATGATGTCATGGATAATATCTGAAGTCTGAGCAGAAGTAGTAATTTTAGTAGCGATCATTTTTTCTCTTTTAGTAACTAATCAACGATTTCTAAGCAGAACTTCTGCTATCGAAATTTGTTCTCTATTCATTCCAAACCAACTTTCTAAGTAAATGTCTCGAATAATAGAATCTAATTTTTCCGAATCAACTTTATCAGGTAACTTTGAATTAGTAAATGCAACTTTCAGTATATCTTCCATCTCATCTTTAGTCTTCATTATAATATCATATGTATCTAATTCGTAATAACCTTTCTTAATATCTAAGAGATAACTACGTCGGTCTTCGGGTTGTTTTAAAATTAAACCTTTACCATTTAATGCATCTTGGCATTGGAAATAAAGTCGTATCAAGTGTGATGCATGTTTAGTATCACAACCACATTTTACTTCTGTTGCGTATCGTTTAGGATTTCTAGTTTCTTGCCAAGTTAAGAATTGTTTATATTCTCTAACAATATTTTCATATTTTCGCTCTTGATTAAGAGCTAACATAATATCTGAATCTAAGCCAAGAACTTTTCCGGCCGCCCACCATTTTTCATCACTTCCAATACGCATTTCTTCTAGCATTTCTGCAAGAGCGTTTATAATATCTATGCGTTCTGCAAAGTTTTGATCTGTAAGATCTTTTAAATTCCAAGCATCTAATTTTTTGGTTATAGAGGCATTAATGGCCTTAATGCTATTCGAATCTAATACAGGTTTAGAAGGTAAACCAAATTCTTCTCTAGAGAGAGGAGGAACAGGAGGATTTGTCATCCAACGTCTATGTCCTTCTAATCTAGCTAATTGACTTTTTGCATATCCGCTAAAAGTAAAATAAATCTTTTTAGTAAGAAACATATCTCTTACAGAGATCAATTTCTGACCATGAGGAGTACAATGCAAAACTTCGGTAGGTTCTACGAATAAAATTTCCAAAACGTTAGGATTAGCATCCGCAGCCAATTTAGCAAATTTCTTTAATCCGAATAATGTAAGATCAACTTCATAACCATCATGTTGATGTTGTTGTATTTGATCAAAACTTTGATAATACGAAATAAATTCTTCTACAGGTTCTACGATTATGCCACGAATATCTCGATCACTTTCAGGAGTATTAAGTCCATAAGCATGCGATCCGTGTAATACACTTAGAATAGAGTCTTTAACTGTTTTTGAGGTTTTCATTTATTATCTGCTTTTTGATTAAAGGAGATAAGCGATCTATATAATCTATTAGAATTAGATCGAAGTTAGATATTTGAGAAATCTCTCCATTTCTATTTGCTATTCCAGTTGAGATAGAATGTGCTAATATAATTGAAGGACCTATAGATTTTGCAAGTTGCGTGAATTCTTTGAATAGATCAAAAGGATTAGTCACAACATGCACCTAATGTTTTTACCATTGTTTTTACTTTTTCGAACTTACGCAATTCGAAAGTAAGCATTGCTTGAAAATCAACTACTTTGCAATAAGTAGCATCTACTGTATATTCGCGATCTCTAGCCTTGGCTAGCACCTTTTCATATTTGTTATTATATAACAACTCTGTCAATAGAGTTGGAGGTTTACCATTACCTTCTTTGTATACTCTTAATATTTTATGAATACCGGGAATTCTCGTACAATATACAAAATCACCTTCTTCAAAATCAATAATTTCTTTCATTTTCTAATTGGTTCTCCTTAAAGGATAAAAGCCCTTAATGAGGGCTTTTATTTACGGTTGTCTGGGTGTGACTCTTTCCCATATATAGGGTTTACTGTATTCTGGTGAGGATTGGAAAACTTTATACGCTTCATCATTCTGATTAATCGTATCACGTTTTCGGGCTAAAGCATTGACAAATTTTTCGAATAAAGAAGGATTAGAAAGAGATGCTTTATAGAGCAAATTCTTAATCTTCTCTTGCTTAGCTTCTGGCAAATGATCTATCTTTTTGCGCAGTGCTTTTTTGACTTTAGATTGATTCATCTTGTATTCCTTAAATGGTAATATGGAGCACGCATGTAGAATTGAACTACTGTTTACAGGTTTTGCAGACCGGCTCCGGGCCACCCGGATTATGCGTGCATGTTTCACTCATCATTAATTAGATATGACTCTTTTGCTTAAGAGCCTTCTTTTTGCGAAGAATATCTAAACATTGATTATAAGGTATCTCTTGTCCTAATATTTGCACCTTTCCAGTCTTTTTAGACTGTTGCATTACATTATATTTTGGAGGAGAACCAGAAGGAACAATGTTTATCATAAAAATATGTCCAGACGTTAAAAATGTCTCTAGAGTCTTATTATCCGGCATTGGAGCAGACATTAACGCCTCTTGTTTTTATACTTATCTGGTCTAGGTCTATGGCGTTTTTTATTTTCACCACCATGAATAGGACATAAAGTACATTTACCTGTTTTGTTACAGATTTGCCATTTACGGCGCTTTTTATATATCGAAGAATTTGTATCTAGATCAGTCATTGACTTAATACTTTATACAACCAATGAGCTGCTTTGAATGCTTGAATTTCTTTGACACATTCGTTATACAAAACAAGTGCCATTCCTGTTCCAAGAACAGCAGTTGCTAAACATGCACCAAGCAATTGATCAGTAAATTTACTCATCATCAGGTCCTTTTGCGACTGGCCTATGAGGGTCATATATGCGCACACCCTTATATGTCAAGTGTTCGTCTAGGCGATGCTCCATGCTTCCTAAAAGCAGTTTATGAATTGTTCTTAAAACTTCGCTCTCAGTGGCATTTTTAGGAATGTACCATTCCCGAGTTTTTTGAATGCAAAGTTCACCAGTGTCTACATCTGGTTCTTCATATTGAAGGTGAATAAGATTTCCAAAGATAAAAGAACTTATGTTAACTTCTTGAAGAACAAATTGTGCTTTAGGCCATAAGCCTCCAACAGATACTTTGTTTATAATTTGCTGAAGTTCCATATGTCTAGATGGAATAAACAATTCCGAATTCGTTTTCATTCTTAGACCTCTTTTGCGTTCGCGCAAATCGCTGCATACGCAATTTCCATCTTCTTGACAATTATCGCAGTTTAGTGTAATCA